CTAAGCATACGTTCTCAGCATCTCCCTCAATTGTCTTACAGCATCTTCAATCGCATCAAGCTGTTCATTTATACCATTAACTTCCGAATTATTGTCAAAACAAGCAACAGCTTCTGTTAAGTAAGTGTTTGCTTTTTGCACCCTCCCCATGACGAAATTTTTGTTTCTCCGATCTTTTTCACGTTCTTTTTCCTCATCAATTACATCCCGAACCACTTCAAGTATTTGCTCTTGATGTTCGAAATTTGAAACCACGATTGCCAAATTTTCCAATGTGGATTCATCATTGTCTCCACCGAGAATGTCATATCTATCTGCTTGATCACTGACGGCACTGATTTCCGATTCCAATTCCTCGGCTAGCCGGTCGATGATCTTTGGTAAATATTCGGCTACTTGAGGAATCGTTTCATAAAGTCTCCCTTGTGCAGGACTGTCTATAATACAGTAAGTAATTGAGGTAAAGATATCTTTCTCAGCAGCATTATTTATCTTGTTTCTACATTTACGTAACTGTTCAAAGGCGTATTTCGATTTTCCAACATTTTCATACTCCTTTGGCTTTTTTCGATTTTTCAGGTATGCATCGACATGTTCTAATTCATCAAGGAGCTCTTCAACATCCTTATCTTTCATACCATATAACTTAGCAAGATTAGTGTTACTAATATTCAACTGATTTTGCTTCTTTCGCAGCATACATGCTGTTGATATCCATGAGTAATCTGCCTTTATATCCTTTTTAATCTGCAATTGAGCTTCCAACTCATTGATGTCATCTTCACTGCAAGGTGGTAAGATAATTACATCTATGTATTTAAATCTCTGATACTTGTCCTTATCACTTTCGTACAGCTCACGAAGTGCACACAATCGTCTATTACCATTAACAACGAAGCCCTGTCTTGTAAGGATTAATGGCTCCTCTTGAATATTGGTCTGAAAAAAGGAAATAAGATCAACGTTAGTAGACTTTAGCATTTTTTTCAACAGATCATGTTGAACGCTATGTACCTCTTCAGATTCCAAATCAGCTTCAAAATAGTCTTCGGGTAGTTCTAGATGTTTAGAAATATATTCTTCCTGGGCAGCCTGAGTTCGTCCATTAGCTAGTCGATACTTAGGCATTTCAATCGGAATAGTGTAGACATCAAATTGCTCCATTCTACCTTGAAATTTAAGTGGGTACTTCTTGTCTTGTCGAGTTGCACAAAGTTCGTCAATTAATTGCTTTCTTTTTGGCAAAGACCATCCTAATATCATTGCTCTTCCTCCTCATCTAATCCAATTACATATATCGGCATTGTAATCACGTGTTTAAAAAGACTTAATTCATTTGTCAATCTTTCAAAATTTGCTACATTCTTAGCAATTTTTAACGATGCAGATTTTGTTGGCAAAATATAGATTGCACATGTAGCTTTATCCTTTTGATAAAGGCTTTGAAGCTTAAGCAGATCAGCGTAAAACCTACTCATATTACCTGTTTGTAAACAGAGTCCAACTCTTTGGTTCATTGATGTTATACTGATCCCTTTTTCAACGTGGATTCTTGTCTTCCCTGACCAGCCTAACGAATTTAAAGATTGAATAATCGTTTTTCTCAGGTTAGTAGAGCAATTACTTTTAAAAGTGAAATCAAGTTGTCGGAGCATCAAAATAATTGGTTCTAACAAAGATGTGGGAACTGCATGCTCGCCAAAATTGTGTGAATAGGTCGTTATTTTCATCATTACCTCTTAACTAGTGTTTTTTAATATAGGTCTATCGAATCAAAACTAGCTCTATTATAACAAAAAAGTACCAGTTTTCACTGGTACCTGCCCAACTTTTTCATTTTATTTCTTTAACTTCCACTCTTCTGGTACTTGAGCTACCTTCCCCCTTGGTTTATGAACTTCCGTACCTAAGGGTCTAACTCTCAATTCGTTCTTTTCAAACGCTTTAATTCTTTCCGTCCCTACCTCAATGTATTCCTTCTCTTTCTCAATTCCGATGGCCTTTCGCCCGTTTTTTACTGATGCAATTAATGACGAAGCGACACCTGCAAATGGGTCAAGTATCCAATCTCCTTCATTAGATAGAGCTAAAACACAGCGCTCGACTAGTTCCACAGGGAACTGACAAGGATGTATTGTCTTTTCTACATGATTAGCTTTAACATTTGGTATGTCCCAAAGCCCTGTCTCCCATTCTTTTTGGAGCAACTCCCAGATGTCAGATGGATTTTTTCCCATAGGGTTCCCTGTTGGTTTGCCCTTATTTTTCCCTCTGTATCCACGCTTACCAGGATACTTTGAAGGAATTCTTACAGGATCTAAGTTAAAAACATACTGGTCTGTCTTGGTAAACCATAAAATTGTTTCATATCTACCTGAGAAACGTTTTGTCGCATGAAGTCCGTGACCGAAATGCCAAATGATTCTATTTCGTAACTGTAAACCATGCTTCTTAAAAATCTTATAGTAGTACATATCGAGAGGATAAACTTCACCATTTTCAATGTAATTCCCTACTTGCCAACAGATACTTCCCGTATCTGAAGTTACTCGGATTAATTGTTCAATTATCTTCTCCTGGGTTTCCAGGTACTTTTCAATAGAAGTTTTTGTTTCATATTCTTTCCCAACGTTATACGGAGGAGAAGTTATAACCAACTGAACCTGATTAGAATCAAGTGAATTTAAAAAATCGAAAGCATCACCATGATGAAAAACAATACGGCTATCTTCCAGTAATTTATCGTCAACTCTTGTCTCTTCTAAATGGCTAGCTTCAATCATAGAAACACAAACTCCTCTACACTAAACTATTATGCCATCCAATCATACCACATAGCGTAAAAAAGATCTATCGAAAGTGAGTATTTTGTTCACTTTGCGGTGTGCAAAAAATACAAAACAAAAAGCCTAGTAACAATGAAATCCTACTAAGCTCTTGAAAGGTTTTATATCTTTTCCTATCAGTTTTTTCATGAATATGTATGTAACCGTCAGCTGTTAGTAAAACGGATATTCGTTATCCTAACACCGGATGCCTCACCCCAAACCACCGATAAGAGGGCAAAGTTATTATTTCAACCGATTGCTTAAATGCGTTGAAGTGTTTTGTTCACTTTTCACTCCTCTCTGAACTAACAAATGCCAGCTGACGGTTCGCTTCCTCAACCTGGCGTAAAAGCTTTCCTTGCGCCGCCCATTTCCTGGAGTTTCTTTGTATGAACCAACATTGAAGTAATTCACACCTAGCCTTATCCCCTACCTCAAGGTATGGGAGATCCAATTAAACAAAGACCGAATAAAATCCGAAAACCTTTGGGAAGCGGGAGAAAACTTCTTTTTATTCTCAGCTTGGAACTCCAAGCCACTCTTCCCATCCAGTGTAAAGACATGGTGGTTACGCTTTATAAAAAGACATGAATTAAGGTATATTCATTTTCACGATCTGCGTCATACCTCGGCAACCTTATTAATTATTCAAGGGTGTGAATGCTAATCTAATTCTTGACCACCTTGTGGTATTACGCTCACAAAAAAATTGACCACCTGAGCACCTCTTTCCTGTATCTTGAAGTTGCTGAGACAACAAGATATAGGAGGAAAGGAAATGCTTCAGATGGCTAATTATGAGTTTATCAGGAAACAGCACTTCGTGCTAGGAAAACCAATCCGTCAAATCTCAAGGGAGACAGGATATTCTCGGCAAGTCATACGCAAAGCACTAACATCTACGGAATTTCCCGTTTACAAGCTTTCCAAACCGAAGCCAAAACCAGTTATTGAGTCGGTTAAACCAATCATCTTGGAGTGGCTGCGTCAAGATGAACAAGCCCCTCCAAAGCAGCGACACACTGCCAAACGCATTTACCAAAGACTTGGATTTCACGGGCGGTGAATCAACCATTCGCCGCTATGTTAGACAACTGCGAGTCTCTCCACCAAAAAGCGTACGTTCCTCTTGAATTCCCGCCAGGGAAGTTTACTCAATTCGACTGGGGAGAGGTTGATATTCTACTGTTTGGAAAGCAAGTTACCGTCCAAGTATTCTGTTTGCGGTGCACGTATAGCCGGAAAATCTTTGTCCAAACGTTCTTTCATCAAAAACAGGAAGCATTTTTACAAGGTCATGCAAATGCCTTCGAGTTTCTTGGAGCCGTACCTCAAACCATTGTCTATGACAATTTAAAGACCGCCGTGTGATTCTGGAGGGGAAAAATAGAGAATAACAAGAGCGGTTTATCCAATTACGAGCACACTATTTGTTCGAAAGTTACTTCTGTGAGCCCGCAAAAGGTAACCAAAAAGGGCAAGTCGAGAACCTTGTTAAACTGGTCAAGCAGCAGTTTTTTACGCCGATGCCTTCTGCATCCTCTTTAGATGAACTAAATCGTTGGTTGTTGGAAAAATGCATGTCTTACGAAAATACCAAAGTTCCACGATCAACAATTACGGTGGCTGATGCTTTTATTGAAGATAAGGCGAATATGTTGCCTCTTCCACCTCAGCCTTTAGAGTGCTATTGGATGCTACCAGTCAAGAGCAATTCGCTCTCCTTGATTACCTTTGAGCAAAACTCATACTCCGTACCTGTTTCTTATGCCTTGAAGGAGTTAGTATGCCGTGTTTATGCGGATGATCTTGCGATCTATCATCATGGAGAGCTTATCGCTACCCATAAACGTTGTTTTGAAAAAGGAAAAGAGATTTTTGATTATGATCATTACCTCGATCTTCTGTTGATTAGACCGGGATCTGTTCTTTACGCTCGGCCCTTACAGAAGGCAAAATTGCCTGACATTTATCACCAGTTTCTGGACAGGTGCAAATATCGGTCTGGAGGAATGAAAGACTTTATCCGCGTTCTCTTATTACATCGGGAGTTCGAGCCCTCCTTGGTCGAAGATACGTTACGAGAATCAACCCAGAAAGGGATTTTTCAGTACGATGCCGTCAGGCAACTTCTTCTCCAACGAACACTACCAGAGCATCGGGTTCCTGCCCTTGCTTTTGGGACGGACAGTCATGTCCCTGTTATCCGAGTAAAGTCCCCCAATCTTACTCAGTACAATGACTTGTTGCAAAAAAGGAGTGTGGTTCATTGAGTACATCATTTCTACTTGAAACCTATGCAAAACGTCTACGCTTGCCCGCAATTAAGAAGTTCTATAAGGAAATGGCTCATGATGCTATGGAGCGTCAAATCCCTTATGAAGATTTCCTTTTGGCTCTTTTGGAGCAAGAAGTTTTGCAGCGGGATGTGAATCAAATTGCATCCCGTACCAAACAGGCAAGGTTCCCTTCGATTAAAACCATGGATCAATATGACTTTTCAGTCACGCCAACCCTAAATAAACCGAAGGTTCTCCAACTGTCTCGTTGCGAGTACATCGAGAAGGCTGAGAATGTAATCTTTATCGGGAATTCGGGCACTGGGAAAACGCATTTATCGATTTCCCTTGGGATGGAAGCTTGCCGTCACGGTTACACCATTCAATTCTGGACAGCAGCTAAACTATGTAATGAACTGATGGAAGCTCAATCAGAGAAGCGCTTGCTCCAATTGGAAAACAATGGTTAAAAGTCGATCTAGCTATTCTTGATGAGGTAGGGTTTGTTCCTCTAAGTAAAACAGGAGCGGAGCTACTTTTCAATTCTGTGCTGCTCGTTATGAAAAAGGAAGCATGATCCTTACTATCAATTTGGATTTCGCTAACTGGACTCAAGTGTTCGAGGATGAACAAATGACGGCCGCATTAGTGGATCGACTTACCCACCGAGCTCACATTTTTGGAATGAACGGCGACAGTTATCGGTTTAAGCAAAGCTTTAAGCAATCGTGATCATGAAAAAGTTACCACCCGTCGGGTGGTAATAATTTTACCATGGTGGTCAATTTTTTGATGAGCACGGTGGTCAACTTTTTGATTGACATTCACACAAGGGGTACACGCAAAAACCATTAGTAGTCGTCTTGGTCATGCTAAAATTTCTACGACAATGGATATTTATGGACATGCCCTGCAGTCGGCAGACAAGGAAGCAGCCAAACACTTCGATTCTCTTTTTCAGTCAAAAAAGGGTAAGGCAAACGCTTTAAAATTCCGTCCCCAATCCGTCCCCAATTAGTAAAAACCATAGCTTATTCAACAGCTTGGAGAATCCACAAAATAAGAAAAACCCCTGATTTCTCAAGGGTTTCAGCATTCGTTATATGGTGATCCGGACTGGGTTCGAACCAGCGACCCCCACCCTGTCAATTGACCGGTAGTGGTTCCGTAGCCTTACGGACAGTCATCCGGTTGTCCAGTACGGCAGTCCATTCGCTATGTATCAACGTTTATGCGCGGTGTTCTTCCATACGCTCTATTCCGTTCATCCGTTATTATAGCCTACAGGAGCGCTACCACGCAAATTTTTCGACCCACATACTGATATATTCGCGATTACCTCGATATATTACACATCCTCGCCATCACCACGCAATGTTGCTCGTCACCCACCCGAAGCATGTTCAGCGCGTGATACCTCGGCATCCTCACGTAATCCTCCACGGTAAAAGGCGCAAGCTCCTCCGCCAGCTCCCGGAATGTCTTCTTGCTCGCGCGGAACACGGTATAGTGCGGCCCCGCACTTCGTACGATTTCCGCGAGGTCACCCGGAATCTGCTCCCACGAATGGAACATCCACACGTAGCCCACCCGCCATTTACGCGATTCCACCGCCGCCGACTTCCACGTTCGCGCTGACCGAAGGAACTGGTGCGGCTCGTCATATATAAGGAAGAACGGAAACTGGTCCGCCTCCTCCCGTAGCACCATCGCCAAGTCCGCCTTGATCGCGAGCAGGTTCACGATAAGGTCGACCGACTCCGCGCCAAGCACCGATTTTGGCACGTCGATCACGACCGCCCTCCTTTCGCTCATCAACGCAACCATATCGATGGACCGGTCGGACTCGAAGCATTCCGCCAGATATTCGTCGCCCAGGATCGTGTCCAGCCGGTTATATATCGGTGCGAGAATCTGAGCCCGTTTTCCGTCCGTCATCCTTCCGTAATCTTCGAGCGTAGTCCGGTGCATTCCTGGCCTCATTTCCGCGATACAGTCCGCCCGGTACTCGTCTTCCTCAAATATTCGCATGATTTCCGAAAGCCGCGACGAACGCATTCCGAATATGGCTGCGCGAAGGTAACGGGCCGTCTGCGCTCCTGCCTCGTCGGTCGCCGTATTGAAGAACGAGATGATCGCGTTGGCAAGTCGGTTGCGTGCGCGCGGCGACCGGTTGACCTCGCAGAAATCGAGCGAAAAAGGCGTTGCACCGTCAATTCGTATCCGGGTTACGCGGTCATTCCCGAGGGCTGCCGTCACCATATCGCCAATCTGTCCTTTCGCGGGATCAATCGCCAGCCCACCGAAACCGTTCCGGACGGCCTCGATCAGCAGGCGCGCCCCCGCCGTAGTCTTACCGGAGCCCATGCCGCCGATGATGACGCGCGGCAAACAGAGCGTGTCGTGGTCATCCGTCGGCATGTAAACGGGTATCTCCGCGCCCTTGTGTTTGACGGACCCGAACCGCAGGCCGCCCGCTGTGATTTCCGCAGGGACACCCGTCTCAAGCTGCTTGATCGCGTCGATTCCATAGCGCTCCTGCAACGGCCGCGTCGGTAACAGGTACAGGCGCGACACCTCCGCTATCGACAGGTAATCCCGTTGCAACCGAATCCCCATCGTCCTCTCACGCATCTTCCGCCACGTCCGGTCGGCTGCCGTCTCGTTCGCGGTGAAATAGTTGTCACCGTCAAGTTCGCGGAATGCCATCGTGACCATCCGCATAATGGCGGTCGCCCTCGCTCTGTCCGAACAGACTACGCCAATGCGGACCACAACGTCGTATGCGTCGCCGCGCGTCTTGGCGAGTGTTTCCGATCGGAGTTTGCCTTCGCGGAGGATGGCTGCGCGCTCCCCTCCGTCAATGTTTATCGGCTCCGGCTCCTCGCCCGTCATAAGTTCGGTCACGACGGAGATTGCGCCGAGCACCGTCTTCGTGGCGACCTTGAGCGCGGTGCGCCCGGCGGTTCGCTTATTCAGCGCGAGTTTCTGCGGCATCTCGCCCGCCTTAAACCGTTCGTACGCTTGCGTCGCCCCTTCGTACCAGTCACGCTCTGCCGGGACCGCGAGCGTCTGCACGTATACGGAGTCGTCCGCCTCCATTGCGCGAACCGTTTCGAGGAGCGACGCCAGGAACGAGTTCTCGCGCCGGTCCACACGAATCGCGAACATGTAGTGGTAGTGGAGACCGAGAGTTGCCGTCAGTGCCGGGCGCTCCCCGAACGGGTCGGTTACGTTTGTTATCGTTACGTTCGGCCACGTCGTTTCTATCGCCTTACGCGCGAGCGATTCGTAATCGCGGAGTATGGTTAGGGTAAAAGACGTTCCCTCACGCTGTAAGACGGTTTCAAACGAGACGAATGGGGCGCGGTCAATACGGAGGGCGGCGCGGTTCAACCGTTCAAGTGGCGATTGGTAAACGCAGAGTGTTTGCGCGAACTGTTCGACGGCTTCGTTGGTCAGGCGTGCGTCTGGAGTTATCCGTAGGTGGACTACGGGCGCGGCGTCACCATCGCTTTGCCTACGCTCACCAATATCTGCATGATCGCGGGGGCAAACTGCATCCCCACGTAGCCTATCGCCGCCCACTTGAGAAACGCCAGCCCCTTCGAACGCTGCCCTACCATGATCAGCAGGAATCCACCGCATATCATCAGGAACGCGACCGGATACGATACACCCTGCGCCACCTCGATCAACGGGTCGAACGCGCGGATAATCCGGTCGGCTATTCCGCTCGCCGCCTCCGCGTGCTCCAATCGCAACACGTACGCTGTCGTCACGCCCGCCAGGAGAGCGCTGAGTTTTCGTTTCTGCCGCGTTGTCAGTGCGCTCCCCATTTCGTCGAAAAAATCGCGCCACGGTATCACCTCGACTTTCTCGCGCCCAAATCGCGGAAATGATGGTAATGCGACCGAATAAAACACGGTATACCACTCCCCTCGTTTGTCGATACTACGCGTATACACACCGTTAGGAGGTCGCCCTATGCCGTTACTCGTTTACGCTGGATATACGCTTGTTGCCGGTGGTCTCGGAATTATCGCGATCAAACTGTTCGCGTCCTAGTCGTAAATTACCGCATTCCCCTCGATCCTGTACCGGACCCGATAACGCTCCTCTGCGTTGTTAATCCGCTGCACATGGTCGATAATATTCGGCGTATTCAAGCATAGTTTCACGAGGTCGAGTGCCATCGTCGTCGGATGCTTTCCGCACGCCACCGCCAGTCGCACGAGTTTCTTTCGTGTGTCTTCGTCAGGCGTGAGGCCAACGCGTTTTCCTGCGATCATATGACCGCCTCCTTTCGTCATCTGTCGTAACCATACGCGGTGACCGCGTGACCTATGCACGTACGCACAAATAAAAACGAGCCCCGGCGCGGATTTCTCCGTACCAGGGCCGTTCTTATTCGGTGGGCAGACTCTCCCCCAACGCTGTCGCGCCTACGCGCTTAATCAGCGTATGATCGCGCCGACGAGAATATGCGTGTACCTCCGAAAAAATACGGAGTCACTTCGTAACACTCACCACGTCCTCAATCCGAATCCACTTCGCATCCCAATCGCTGACAAGTTTAAAACGTTTCCGCACCGCGTCAATCTCCTTCACAACGCCCCAATCCGTTTCGAACACGCCAAGCCCGCGCCGCATCTCCCGGAACCACTTTACGGTGATCGCGTAGTCATACTGCGTACTGTCGTAGATACGGAAACACGCTTCGTCAAAGTCCGCCTCGTCTACGTTCGGGCGCGGTTCCAGGTCTCGATCCGCGCTCATCCGTTGGATTTCCGCCTTGTACTCCGGTAGGATCATACGCATACTGCCGAATAGGTCATCGATCTTCTTCGCCATTTCGCTCACTCCGTTTACGAACGTTTGTTCTTATATTATGCGCTCGCCGAACGAAAATATCAAGCCGGTACCGTCTTCCTGAGACAAAAAAAAATAACGCCCCGGTAACGTGGTCACTCTATTGCGGAGTGATTGCGCTGCCGGGGCGTTCGTTTATTCCGTTTTCCCTTCCGAGCCAGCGCCGCTATACACGCCGACACCGATCAACACGTAAGACAGTGCGTCGACTACGAACTGCCACGATTGGTTATCGATTGCCAGACCGTAAGTCTCCGTCAGAATACGATAGGCGAGCGCGGCCATACCAGCAATCACCCAGGGCTTTTTCAAACGTTCCAACATCGTATCATCCTCCGTTCGTTTTCGTTAGGATCGCGGGATTCCCGCCGCATCCCGTAGCGCATTCGCGGCAAGGTGCGCCGCCTCTCGTACTTGCGCGTTATCTGACGCCATGTACAGCGCGCCAAGTACCGCGATTACCTTTTCGGCAGCCTCCCGGTCCGTTTTCGGCACGGTCACCGCCTCCTTCCGTTTGAGTCCGTAAGTCTTGACGAGCCCGTCCACGATTGCCTGCGCCACTTTATCACGGTAGGACTCCGCCTTCAACAGTTCGCACTCTTCGCGATTCGTCATGAATCCGCACTCGACCAGGATCGCGGTCATCGCCGTTTCGCGCAGGACGTGGAAGTCTGCCGTCTTTACGCCGCGATCTCGCCGTTTGGTGCCGTCAATTAACGCGGCGTGGACATTGGTCGCGAGCTTACGTGTTTCTGCGTTTTCTGACGGATAGACGAACGTCTCGATGCCGTTCGCGTCGCTCCAAGCGCTGCCAGATGCGTTTGCGTGAATTGAAACGTAGGCGTCCGCTTTCCATTTATTCGCACGATCCGTACGTTCCTTTAACGGGACATCACGTCCTTGCTCGTGAACTTCGAGTGTAATAACGGATTCGTATGCGGACAGCAGCGCGACCACCCGTTTGGCGACCGATGAGTTGAAGTGGAACTCGCGCAAGGAATCGTCGGGCGAGCGCTTGCCGGGCGTGTCGGGTCCGTGGCCTGCGTCAATGGCAATCCGCATTACTTTCGCCACCTTTCTTCGAGTTTATCGAGGCGGTCGACGATCAAATCGTACTTCTCCGAGAACTTATCGAGGACTTCGTGCAGGCGCGTCTCTCGCTCTCGGCTCTCCTTTTTCGTTGTGACGAGTAACCAAACGAAAAGGACCGCGAACGGTCCTTGTGTTAGAAAGTATTTAAGAACATCGAGTTCCATCGAGTACCTCCGAAAATAAACTAAGCGCCCGGAATGAGCGCGACCGTATCGTCATATTCCGTTTGGTTCACGTACCCGAATGCGAGCGCATTGTCGATCTGCGGACGCGAAAACGTAGTGGCGGCATGTGCCTTAACGGGATCGTGATAGGCCGCAGGGATTCCGTTGAATCCGTCGCGTGCCGTGAATCGTTCGGTGCCGTACAGATAGATGTTACGCGCGTAGATGCGTACCAACGTGTTATTTACCGTCATGTTATCGTCTCCTTTCGTTATTAAGCGCCGAATACGTGCTCCGCGATGTCCTGTAGGTCGCGGTTGGTGGCGGCGAGTTGCTCGCGGAGTTCCGCGTTTTCTTCCGCAAGAGATTTGCGATACACTGGCGGCTCATCTGGCTGGTTCGGGTCGGGATAACTAAACTCAAGCGTCCGGGTTTCAGGGTTGACGCGGTAACCGTTGCATTCCGCGAAGTCTTGCGCGTATTGTCCGTATTCAAGCTGGATATAATCAACGGTATCGCGGGTACGCTCTGCAAGGGCTGCGTAGCTTGCGAAGTCTTCGTCAACGGTAGTTTCTCGGACGAAACCGAGACGTTCGCCAGTGTCGATGATTACATTCCCCGTTGATTTTTCGTAATAAATTCTTCGTCCGACTCCATTTTCCATACATCTTACCTCCCTATTCAAAAGCAGCCCAATAGAACAGTGCAGACCTTTGCGAAGTATCAAAAACACACGTAAATCCGGTATCACTTAGTGTAAAAGGTGGTGGTCCTGTGTAGACGCCCTCCCCGGAATAATACCGTTGATTAACCCCTCCACCGTCTATATAAGAGGACGCTGCGTATACTGCCATCGGGTTTCTGTACTGCCCGTCCTTATGGACAATGATTAATTTTGGTCGAAATGTTAGCCCACTTACCTCTACTGCGCTAGAATAACTGGTCGTTGTGTAAGAACCCGTCGCGGTTTTTTTAGGGACGGGAGCCGTCCCCAATACACCAAAAAGGGTTATCCCATTAACGATGTTTGCCGCCAAGAGGTTTGAGTCTCCTTTTATGGTAATAGCGCTCGAATAATAGCCAGCGGCTTTTGTCTGGTCCGTCCTGCCAGGCATAACCGTACCTCCGACTCCTCGATCCTGTATGGTTCCCGTCACCTTTCCGCCCTTTATATAGGCCGTTTTTGGGGCGAGAATATCTGCCGCGGTAGCCGTAGCATCGGATGTGTCTGTGCCTGACGGGATTTGCCCGATTTTCGTTGCGAGTTGCGTAAACGTATCGCTACCGCTCGCGGCTACTCCCTTGTCAGTAACGGCGCGAGCGATCTCATTTTTTCCGCTACTGACAGAGGACTTTAAACCTTCCAACGCCGCCTTTACGTTTGTCTCTGTAAATTGCGGACTAGATAACGCGATGTCTTCCGCTTTCAAGGCGTCCAACCGCTCAAAGTTTTCGTTTATCTCCGGTCGGCTTACGCGGTCAGAACCGGACCATACGTTTAGGCCAAGGGTTGGTGTTTTCCCACTAGCCATTATACTCCTCCTCTCAGTATAGCACCTTCCATGCAGAGCCAGGGTACGATATTTTATAACTGTCGATTACTTTGAAACCATCGTTCGTAATTAAAATGCCACCTGAAATTCCATATATGGGTGCTGAAACATCCGGGCCTCGTGTAGTCGTACCCGAAAGATACCTCTCAAGCCAAACAAGTTTCGGTTTTGCAGGCAAGCCCGTAACGGAAGGGAAGGTATCTCCATTTGCCCCCTTAAACGAACCTTCTATCATTTTGTAATCAGTTGATATGTTAGCTACCTTATCAACAAGGCTTGACAAGGACTCAGAACCACTTGCAGACTGCCCCTTACCTACGAGATTGGTAGCTAGTTGATCCTTTGCATTCTGAATTTTTTGCGTCAGTTGTGCAAAAGTATCACTCAGTAAAGCCGGAGGGCCGATAACGGTCACAATCGACTTTTTTCCGCTATCGGCATACGTAAAAAGTTCTTTCATTCCACCCTCGACATCCGTAGCTTTGAAGAGGTTGTCTTTATCCGCTAATTTGATGTTTGCCGCCATTGCTAGTTCATCAATTTTGTCGTAGTTTTCATTAATCACGGTTATATCCGCAACCTCTGTCGGTAGCGGCTTTTTTAACCCGAGTCGCGGCGTAAGGTTAGGCATTCCATAATCCTCCTTTTACGTCTCCCCACGTATAATTCGCGAGATTCCCCCACGTTGTTTTCCGAACGTCCTGCCACAACGAGTATTCGTTCGTAAACTCCACGCCAATGTGCGCCGGAATGATTTCGAGCACGGCCGCCTTTGCAGATTCGTAGTTCGGAGGAATCCCCACGTTGCTGACGAATTTAATCGTGATCGCGTACCGGTCGTTATGTTCCGTAATCTCCACGGTCCCGTTCGTATACGACTCGACCACACTTTTTACCATCGCTTTTGTTGCTGTTCCCGTTCCGCGCATTCTCGCCTTGATCGCGGAGCGACGGTCGACGTCAGGCTGCCTCACAAATGGCGCAATGTCCAATTCGTCCCACGTATATTTTTCGAGATCATCGAACGTTGCGACGTTTGCTTCCAGCACGTCCCACGTCAACGGAGCGTACTTGTTCTGCGTTAGGCCGAAGATCGCCTCCCACCGATCAAGCGACCACGTAGCTGTCTCAGGCGAATACTGATCGGTCACGTCCCGGATCGCCGCGTGCAGTCGTTCGAACTCCGCCGCCTCAACGTTCATCAGATTCGAGACCGCCACGGACTCGGCGTAATAATCCGGCAGGTAATCGTGCATATCCCGTCGAATATCGCGCTCCATCACGTAAACGTCACCGTCCCTATGATCGCGACCGAGCCGTCAGGAACCGTTAGGTTTCCGGTGCTGCCGTTCACCTGAAGGTTCGCGTAGTCGATCACGCCGTCCACGTCGAGAATCATGTTCGCGATCCGAGATATACGGATGACCGACTCCTTAAACGCTATGGCCGTCAGGTAAGCGGACAAGCTCGCCTGTACTGCGCTCGTCACCGTAGCAATAGAGGTTCCGGGCTTGAGCGTGAGCGTCGCGGTTACGTTGATCTGCAGCTCGGTCGCAGCCGCAACCGTTACTGTAGCGCCAATGGGTCGGACGGCCTCGATATGGGCTGCGACCTCCGCCACTTTCGCCGGGGTGGGCGCGCGCTTGTTGCCGTCAATGACAACGACCTTGACCGTCCCGTTTCCGTTCCATAACGGATAGACGCGGGCCTCTCCGATTCCGGCGACCTCCATCGCCCACGCACGGTAATGGTTCGCGTTGCCTGACGTGATCGGACGGCGGGCGCGGTCGAAATAGCGTTCGCGGAGTGCTTCGTCAGTCTCTTCGTCAACACCGCCAGCAAACGGTTTTTCGTTGGTCACCGCCGTTACTCCGGTCAGGTTGCCGGTCGTCAGTTTGATCGCGCCAGCCGCTACATTTCCGTTCTTGCCGCCGACCTTGGCCTCCGCCGCCACCGTTGCTTTTCCGTTCATGATCGTCACCGCCGCTTTTGTGACGAAATAGATCGGTTCGAGACTGTCCGTCCACACTTCGGTTCCTGCGTCAATGACCGAGCCGTCCACGCCTGAGAACGTGACTTCGCCGGTCGCTTTTACGGCAGGCTTCCGATCAAGTCCGAGGGCGGCCGCAACGCGGTCGAGGTATTCGCCGGTCGCGGTGTCCGGCATTCCCCTGTCGAGCGTCACGTCCAGTTCCATGTACGCGGTCTCAAACTCGACTGCGGCAGGTCCCGTCAAGTCGTATGTGACCGAGCCGGGCCGCTTGTCGATGTCGTCGGGCGTTGCGTCGAGCATTCGTTGGTGGACCGCTTCTTTCGTTTCGTTTTCGTAGGCCACGTTTAGATCGTCACCTCCTCGCGAATTGTTCCTTCGGTCGTATCAACGAAAAAAGAGACGTACAGGCCGTCTCCTTCGCGTGTAATTGTGAAGTTGTATACGTCGGCAATCCGGTCATCTATCAGAAGGGCCTCCGATATGACGCGTGGGATTTCCGCGTTCAGCAACTCTATCGGCAAGTCCTGGCCGATCAGGTCTTCGAGGTCACATCCGTATAGGTGCTCGTGACCGTAAATTAGATACCGGAATCGCGCCGTTACTATCGCTTTGCGAATGGCCTGCCGGAGTGCCGCCTCGCCATCGATCATGCCGCCAAACTCGCCCGTCTCGAAATTGTACTCGTACGTCCGGGAGGGCTGCGGAGTTGGTTCGATCTCAACCGCGCGGGCTTCCTGCGGCCTTAGTGGACTAAGAGCCATACTGCACCACCCTATCGAGTATGACGTACGCCTGCCCGTCGTTCATGCTCGCCACCAGCACGCGGTCGCCCGACTTGAGCACGTCCTCGAACGTCATCTCCACGTATGAGTACGTCCAGGCGAGCGAGCCGGTGCTATCGTTGTCACGCGGAAACGGAATCGTATCACCAACGTCGCGCTCCGTGTCTTGAACGTGTTTGATCGTGACAATTCGCTTATGGCGCGTGAGGTGTTCGGCCACTACGAGGTCGTCCGCCTCGAACGTGATCCCGTCCACGTTATCGATTTTGATTCGGATGGCAGGCGGAGGGCTGACGATAGTAGCGAGTTCGAACCGGTCGAAGTCGTTGTATCCGATCTTCTGTATGAGCTGCGCGAGCTGACTTGCGCCCGAGCCTTCGAGCCTAGTCGTCATCGCTCGTCCTCCTTTTCCGTTTCTTCGGTTCTGGTGGCGGCTCGTACTCCATTCTGGGCAGTTGGTCAGTAGCGCTCAACGTCAGGCTCATCATGTGATTTCCGTTCGCGAACGTGTGAGTGTCCGCTGTAACGTAAAAACCACCGATCAATCCCGTCATTGACTCACGGGCATAGATCGCGGTGCCCGCCGTCACTTCCGCGTTGCCCAGCGCGTCCACTTGCGCGTTGTCATCGATTGTGCCGAGCTCGACGAGTAGCTGTTTCGCGCGCTGTTCGATCTGCGAACGGGTCATATCTGAGTCCACGCGCTCTAAGTGTTGCGTGACGCCGAACCGTTTGATTAACGCGTCGTCTTTGACCGTTGCGACAATCGGCTTCTTTTCGGAGTCGCCGCCGATCACCTTTACCTGCGTCCGCATGTCTTCGATAGACTGCGAATAGGCTGCGCCGGTAATGTTACGGCCGTTTTCGAGAAGCCACCGGACGAGTTGCTCCTTTCGCTCAAGCAGGTGGAGCCGCCCTTCTCGCGAGGTAATAAAAAAGCGCCGACCCGTCTGCTTTTGCGTGTAGGTCAGCGCGATCACCATCATTTCCCATAACGTTTTATCCCGGAGAATCAGCTTCGGAATCACGTACCCCGTGTCCGCTATCTCTCCGGTCGAGATCCCGAACTCGTCGCACAATTGCTTTACGATCTGGCTCGCCTTTATCTTCGTAAATTTCCGCGTATCCGTGCTACGCGTCAGATACGTGTTCTCATCGTACGCGACAACGTTCATCCGTCCGCGATGATCAATCCGGAAATCGAACACGACGCCCCGGAACAGTTCGCGCCCCTCGTAATTAAGACGGAGTTCCCGCCCGTGTTCAATCCGCCACGCCTGCGTCCGCCCGTCGACCGTATTGACGAAGGAAACGTTAAGCTTACGCGCCGCCTGCGTAATATCGCCCGACCACGTTACGCTTTCGGCAGGTAACGGCGTGCCTTCGTATAGGACTTGTACCGTCATGCCAGCGCGAGCACCTGTCCGGGGTAGATTCGGTTCGGGTCGGGTCCGATCACCTTCGTGTTCTTTGCGTAGATGTCGCGCCAAGGCTTGCCGAACCGCAAGCCGATCTTCGTCAGGTTATCGCCAGCCTTGACGGTATAAGAGGACGGGATTTCGCGGTTGGTCGGGCGGGTGCTTTCCGATTTTACCTTCGCGGTGTCTCCGAGGACTTCAACCGTTTTCGTATCAATGAACACGTACTCTTTCAGCGCGAGATCGTAATAGATGTCGCCCGGCTCTCCGCCTCTTTCCGCGTCGATATTGAACGAACGAACAGTCACCGCATAGTTGATCGGTGTGCCCGTAATAGTCAGGCGGATAGGGCGTCGCGATTTCATCCACGTCTCAATCGTTTGGACCGCATCCCACGGAGCCGGGATCGTTTCGTATTCGCAATAGGACGAGTTGTAGTCGCGTGGAAAGAACGAGGAAAAAGAAAAGTCCCACAATTTGGCGTCACCGATAACGGTGTATTCACCTAACTGCGAGACTGTTACGTCCTCGTACGTATGGGACGATTGTATACGGATGGATTCGGGATTGACCGGGAGCTGCAAGCGTTCGGCTCCATTTCCGAACGAGAGCCAAAATTGGATTGCGTTGGGCAATCGCGTCACCTCCGATTATTTTGATAGACCGCGTTCAGACTTCCTGCGAAGACGGTCGTTTTCGAACGTTGCTTCGACGTAACTACCGTCCGGGTTTGTCCAAGTATATGCCGTGACAACAGTCCCGTCGCTTCTCTTATTTTCATAAAGGATTTTTCCTTTATTTCTTAGTTCCTTTGAAACTTCTTGAGCGCTCATTCCCATTCCGATATTCTTATACTCTTCATAGGTAAAAGGAGCTGTTTGTAATAGGTACGATGGAATTGTGAAGAGAACCACAACCACGAGCGCGATTACAACAGCCCCTATTTTTGAACGAGCAAAATTTTTCAACATGCGACCACCACCGCTCCGAGATTATATTGTCAATATTACCACATTTTGCAATGGTCGCGTAAGTGAAGGTTATGGGATAGTTACTTCAACCAGCTTTCTAACAAAGCCGTCCATTAACCTGTCAATTACCTTCTCGTCATTCAGGTCGCCTCCGGCTGCATTGACTACGAAGGTGTTACCTGAAATGGTAACTCCTCCTCTACCACTGCCACTGGAGTAATCCTTGTTCTCCTGCGCGGTAAGAACCCGCTCTCCTTTGTGTAAACGGGCGCTGTATCCGTCACGCGGTACGTACTCAATCCCGTGATAGTGACTTTGCTTGGGACCAAAGAAGGTGTCGGCAGCCCAATTTCGAAGATCGCTTCCAAGGTTGAAGCCAGGAACTACCGAGTTTATGGCAGCTTGCCCAAATCCGGTACTGTTAAGACCTTGACGCATTCCTTCTAGTGTAGACGCGGCTATCTTTGTTCCGATAGAAAGACCGGCCTTTGCGATAGGCGCGGAGTTATCCTCAAGGAATTTTGCAAAATCTTTCGCGACACTAGAGGCTCCGTCTTCTATCAACTGCTTACCGCTGGTATCGTACCACTCGTTAAAGCGCCCGAGAAGATTTTCCCAAAACGGAGGCGGACCATTCGGTTGGTCAAGCATCTCCATCTGACGGAACTTGAACTCGGCTTGCCCTTCGACCTTCCACGTTTTCGGATCGTTCAAATATGGGTCGAGGAACTCGCGGATACTCCTTCCGATATCCTCGAAAGTTGCGGCAATCTGCGGACCGTACTGCTCCGCCATATCCGCGAACATGAGCGTGAGGTCCTTAATCACCGGCAATAACGGCTGCAACGCGGAAATCTGTATCGTTTCAATCGCGCCAGATAGTTGCTCGATAGCGCCTTTGGCGTTATTCATCTTTTCTTTGGCAACGTCCAGCGCGGTTACCTTCGACATTTCCGCTTGGAATTTACGAACACCCTCAGCGCCTTCGTTAAACAAGATCGTCGCGCCACGCACGCCATCCGTTCCGAATATCTCAGCCAGCGCGTCCATCCGCGCCTTCGGGTTCAGTTTTTCGAGGGACTTACGGAGGACGTCGGAAATTTCTGCCAGACTACGCAGTTCTCCCGTTGCGGTGTAGAACTGGTTCTGTCCCTTCTTCGTAATGATCCCGAGTTTCTGCATGAGCTCGGTGGCTTTCTTCGTTTTTGGCGAAAGGTTCATCATCATTACTTTCAACGAAGTACCTGCGTCCGACCCCTTGAGCCCGTTATTCGCGAACAAGCCGAGCGCGGTATTCGTATCCCTGAACGACTGCCCAACGCCAGACGCCACCGCCGATACCATCGCGAGAGAGTACCGGAGTTCCATAACACTAGTTGCGGACGCGTTCGCTGTTCCTGCGAGAATGTCCGATGCCTCCGCTGCTGTCATGGCGTCCCGCTTGTAGGCGTTAAGCGCGGTCGACATGATTTCGGCAGCGTCCGCAAGGCCGAGCCCGCCCGCTGTTGCGAGATTGAGCGCCGCCTCAAGACCGCCAGCTTCGACAGCCGCCGGAGAAAGACCGGCTTTCAGGAGTTCCTCGATGCCCTGCGCGGCCTCAAGCGCGGAGTATTTCGTGTCTCCACCCATCTTGATCGCGAGGTCGTTCATACGCTTCATTTCTTCGTTAGACGCGCCCGTTAACGCTTTGATCGTGGACATTTGCTCCTCGAAGTCCATCGCTTTCTTGAGCGAACTGTACGCGAAACCTACCGTTGCTGCCCCAACTGCAAGTCCGCCCAGGAACCCCTTTACCCGATTAAGACTGCCGCCAAGTAAATCGAACGATTGCGCCACTTTTTTATTTTCGCTTATAAAACGTCCGTTCTCATCACGCAGCCGTCCGTTAGCGTCCCGATACGCGTTTGTTGCCCTGGTAACTCGATTGACTGCGTCATCCGTCCGTCTAAAGCTATCGGTAACACGACGGAGTGGCGAAGTCATATTGTCGACCAGCCGTAGCCGCGCCGTTAAATCATACGCCATCTATCTTCGCCGCCTCCTTTTGACTGGACCGTGACCGCCCGCCATTTTCTCAACTTCTTCCGCCGCCTTCCGCTCGTCCTCGAGCACTACCGCCATACTCGCGTACATGAACCGTCTAGGACCGTCAGGGGCGTTATAGACCTCGTGCGGCATGCGGCCGGTTCGCTGAAAAATTTCGTGGAGTAAATACGCCTCACCGCCGCCGCGAATTAGTTTTTTAGTTCGTCATGATCCGTCCCGAAACCGGACAAATTGTGGATGGCTGTAACGAGCTTGACGATCTCGCCTGGGAGTAGCCGTTTGCCAATTGCCTCCTCTGCTGTCTGTACGCCAAGGCCCGCGAGTAGCTTCGGGTCGTTCCAGTTCGGCTCTACGCAGCAATGCGCGATCATGAGCAGGCTGAACTTGTCTTCGTCGAATTTTTCTCCGCCTTTAACTGGGTAGGTCGCTTTTTCAACGAGCCGCTTCCGCTCTTTCTCGTCCAGGGCCCGTACTCGAAACGATGCCTCTTCGCCAAAACGGCGCATTGGCACGTCCTTTTCCGGTTTAAACTCCGCGTCAAGTAACGCTTGAATCAGGTTAAACTCCGCCATCTATAAATCATCCTCCGTAGGTTGTTTTCGAAATCAAAAAGGAGTGGCCGAAGCCACTCCTTTAGTTCTCCGTAATCGGATCGAGCCATTCCACGCCGTCGTACACAAACGGCCACTCTTCCTCTACTAGCGCGCCGTGTTCGAAACGTGCGACGTCAACCTTCGTGAATTGAACGCCCTTTAAGCGAACCCGCTCAAAGCCGTACGCCTCGGGATCGGCGGTTTTCATGATGATCTCGCAAACAAACGCGCCTCTCCGATTGTCGAAGACCTGCGCCACTTTCCGCGCTAAGTCTGAAGTAACTTTATACCCAGTCAGGGTTCCGTTGTACTCGATGCCAACGACCTTATTCCCGTCCGCCCGACTGCCGGAACGCTTAACTTTCTCGTACTGAAATTCGGCCGTGGCCTCCGCACTATGGAAGTTCGTTAACCACTCGCCGTCCATCCAGATTTCACCGAATTTACCGTTTATGACCCTGGTCGAATCAAGCTCTGGCATCTATTTTCACCGTCCTTTATACGTTAACTGTCAGGAAAATCCGCTCGATACTGTCGACGTGAGCGAACGAAATCAGCAGGTACACCGAATCGCCCACGGAGTCGTAGTCGGGATCGAGCATTACAACTGGCCCCATCAGGACGTTGCTCGCTTCCAACCGCTCAAGGTACGCCTTGATTGCGGAAATAAGCGCCGCCTGCCCGTCCGGGTTGTTGTCGATCTTGCCGATATACGCGTCCGCCGCCGTCTGCGTAATGTCGGTCGCAATCGCTTGGCGAGCGCGAATCACCCGGATTTTCTTACCGGAAGTTACGAGGCCCTGAACGACCTTGACCTTCTCGCCGTCGTTAATTAGAACGAGCGACCCCGCCTTGAGTGCGTCGCGTACCTGCGTTGGCGTCAAGCGCTTGTTCACGTCATCCAGCGCCACCTGCGCGTACGTGATCGCCTTGTTGATCGCCGTCCCAGCGATAAGGCCTGCAATGTAAGGCGCGTACTCTGCGGACGTGTACGTTTTGCCGCTCAACGTTCCACCAACGATCAGATTCGCGATATAGTCGTGCTTCAAGCGTGCTGATCGCGCGTTGCCAAGCGCAGGGTCGGCGTCATCGTCCGCCGTGCCACCGGCCACGAACATAAAATGCTTGCCCTCCGTCCGGTTTCGTTCGACCCACGCTTTTGTCAGGTCTTGTTCGGACGCGTCCGCCTCCTGGTCGAAGACGAACACGTTGAACGAGCGCGAATCGAACGCGTCACGCATATCTACGTAGTCGGACGGTTGAGGATCGGCAGGCATCGTATAGACGAGCACCTCTTTCGCGCCGCCCATAAGGACAAGCCGGATAGACGCGAGGTTGTCCGCGCCGAACAGGTCCTGTGCCTCTTTCTCCTTGCTTACCGTGTAAAATTGCTTGGCTGTCGCCTTGGCTCCGTACTTGAGCAACGGAAGGGCGACGATACCCCGCGCCCCGCCTTTGATCGCAGCCGCTGCAGCCTCTACGAAATTGGTATATAGGCCGGGCTCAATCGGAAGGTCGGTCGGGTCCCACGTTCCACTAGCCATCGAATCACTCCTTCGTTGGAAAATAAAAGGCCGGGCTTTCACCCGACCGGAATCCGCAACTCATATCGCGGATAAACGTGCATAATTTTGTCGTATTGTTCTTGCGTCCGTGCCTGCCGTACCTCCGTCTGCAGCACGCCCACACACGCCCACAGACCGCTCTCCGTCCGAAAGGCCGCGCTATAGGCAAAGCTGTCCGTACGGATATACCGGAGCGTTCCCAAAATCGGAATCATCGTCGTCTTGTCGTTCACCTTTCGGGACACCGTGTCCATCCGTTCGAGAACGGTCGGAGAGTCTTCGCCAAAAATGACGACCTGATACGCGCGGTCAATCCGGTAGTGGTATCGCGTCTCCGATTCGGTGTCCGTCGTCAGCATACGTACAACAACGGTGTTCTTCGTTGGTTTCGAAGGGACTTCGTTCTTAATCTGCGCGGTTGACGGCAGGACGGACTCGATAAATACGCTGACGGACTCAAGATCGTTGGCTTGCGTCACTTTCCGTCACCATCCGTCCTTTTTGAGTTCGCGGCGAATTTCGTTCTCTATCTCGCGCACCCACTTCTTCTCGTTCTCTTTTGCGGGAAGATCGAGGAACTTCGCCTCTGTGCCGGGCGTGGTTGGGTTGGTAATCTTGCCCTTGACCTCGTGCAAATAGTACGCGTAGTTGAAGCGTGGCCATTTCGGACTGTCTTCGATTGCGATAGCCGTTACCTCGCCGACCATATCGAGGCCATCGCCCTCTATTCGCGTATCGATGCCGCGCCGCAACGTTCCCTTGTCCAAGGGCGCGATGTCAACCGCCTCCTGCCGCCACTCGTCCAACGCATCGTGCATGCCGCGCTTGGCCGCCTTGAACACGGTTTCCGGCACCTTTTCGAGCGCCTCCGCAAATTTGGAGAAGTCTATCGTTAACTCGCGCGCCATTAAACGTCCACCACCGTTATCAAAGACTTTCCGTTAAGCCACGGTTTCACTGCGATATTCAACGGCCTGTATTCGAGTGTGTTGCCGTTATCGTCAATGTACGTGAGCTTGTCGTAATAGCCGAGGTGCGGGTGCTTGTCGAAAATGAACGAGCCGACCGATACGACTTCTTGCGCGGTCACGCCGTGGACACCGCCCGATCCCGTTGCCGACCGGACGAGTTTCGTACCCTGCGTGAACCGGCACTTGAGTGTGAACGGCTCGCCCGTGATCGGTCGGTCGTAGCGGTCCGTCACCGGATTGCCGTCCTCATCGCGTAAAACTGGCGTAACGGTTACGCGTTGTTTCAACGGAACTATCGCCATTACATCACGCTCCATCCTACGCGACGTCTCGATGGGCTCGGCAGGTCTGTGTTGTCCGGGTCCTCACCGATAATGTCGAGCGCTGGTTGTGGAATTAAGTCAGCCAGTTCGCGCGCCCAATCTCGGAAAGTGAACGAGGCCACGCCCGTCAGCGAGAACGACTGGACGCCCTGGATCGCGAGCTTATTCTGATCGTTAAATGCCGTAGCAAACGCCGCCGCCGTCTCGTAAACGGCCGCGTCAGGAATCGTATATTTCGGGAACCGGGTCGTCAGCGTGCGAGAGGCGACGTTCAGCAATCGTGTTTTACTCGCTTCGTCCGCATCAAACCAGTCCTCGACAACGATCACCCATTCCGCGATATAGGCGTCCGCTGCCGCAATACTTATCGCCATAGAGCGAATCCCTCCGTTCGGTTACTTTGCGGAGGATTTACGCGCTGGCTTGGCGGGCGCTTCGGGCTCCTCCGTCTTTGGTTCGGGTTCGTCAACGCGTTTGATCCACGTCGGACACAACGCGTCAAGCACCGCGATCTCTTTCGGATCGTCCGTGCGGTATTGGCCGAAATAATCGAAATGAATCGTGCGACCGCCGACATTCACCGCGTACGCCGGGTGTGCTTTGTACTGCGCCATGCTGTCGCCTCCCTACGCCATGATTCCGGCGGCCTTCAATTTCGCCAGTAGAGCGTTGAAATCCGTCACAAGGCCCGCGATATCCGTTGCGGTACTGTTCGCTTGTGTGGCCGCCTTGGTTGCCGTCAGCTTTCCGTCGAGTGCCGTTTGGAGACCGGTAACATTGGCGATTGTGTGCGTATGGTTTCCGGCTGCTGCCGTCGATGCCGTTGTGCCGAGCGCGAGGTTAGACGTGCCCGCGCCGATTGCCGTCCGCGCTGCGGCGGCGTCGGTGGCGGTCAGAACGCTCTTTCCAACGGCGGTTGCGTCCGTGATTTGGGCGGATGTTACGCTAGTGCCGCCGGACTCTCCCTCTTGCAGCGCCTTTATGATATCGCCGAGTTTTACGTCGTTTGCGACAGGCATACTTTCGTTCAAGCGCTGTCTGTCTCTATCTGTAATTGGCACGAGTGCATTCCTCCTTCTCATAAAGAAAGGGCGGTCAGCGCCGCCCGATCATTAGGAAACAGTTGTAGAGATGTTTTCGAGGATCGCGACCTTCTCTTTCGCGTTCTTAACCTTGATACCGTACTCGCCGCGAATCTGACGAGCAACAAAGTCCGCGCCAGGAACGTCTGCCGATACGTCATACAGCGAGCGGAGGGCGTGCATGGACAGAATGTTGCGGTCGAACAGTACCATCTTGTTTTTCGGCATGTTCGGGTCGACCACGATCACCGCTTCGCTGCCGCCGGTAATGTCGGAAACGAACGTAGAAATGCGGTGACCGGTTCTTTCGTCGGTTTGAACGGTACGGATCGTATCGCTCGCGAGTTTCGAAATCTGACGCGCCCCTGCGGTATTGGTCAGGATTGTATTGACGTTACCGCCGCGCAAGTAGACCTCTTCCATGAGTGCGTTCAAGTCCTTGGCTCCGACTTCCGCCCCGTTCAGATTCTTCTTGGCCGCGCCCTTCTTGTCCGCGAAATACAACAGACCGCCTGTTGTGCTCGGAGTACCTTTGGAAGCCTCGATACGGCGGCCGTAAATCAACCAGTCGTTCATTTCTCGCGCCAGCTCTTTCATACGGAGTTCAACCTGGTAGTTCAACTCGTTCGAAACGTTGTAAGTTTTTACGGCCATTTGCGTGTTGGATACGGCAGCATAGCGCTCGATGATTTGAGTGTAGTTGTAATCTGTATAACGGTCGTGTCCTTCATCTTGGCCCGGCCCCGCGCCTTGCAATTGCGGACGCGCTACGATACGAAGTTCAGCACCAGCCGCGAGGTCAGCCGCCGTCGTACCGTCAAATCCACGAATAACAGTGATCGTGTCACCGTTAACGGCGGTTACTTTCATGTACTCCTCGCCAGAGACGACGATTGCGTTCACGCGGAATTTTTCGCCGTCACCGTCGTTAACCACAATGTCCGTAGTGGCGGCAGTCGCGGCAGTCTTCACGTTAGCGCGGTTGGAGTTCAAGTTATCGCTCATCCACTCAAATTTCGTCTGCGTCAGCGGCTCTCCACTCAACCCTACCAGTCCGAGCAGCGTGGGAGAGTCACTGATAATCAGGTCAATACCGGCAGAAAGATCGCGTACTTGGTCTTTAAAGTCGTAAGTAAAGTTCATTGGTTGTCCCATAAATTAGAATCCTCCTTGTTTTGGAAAAATAAATAGCCGCCAATTTAATCAGCGACTACTTTTTCAAAAGGGCTTGTATTTTGTTCGAAAGTTCGACTACCTTGCTAAAATTACGCTGTTTCTTGGCGTCCTCGAGTTGGGCTTCCAACGTCTTCGCCTCGTCGTTATTGCTGTACCCCGAAGGCCCTCCGATTGTTTTCGGCTCCTTCTTCGCCTGCTCAACGAGATACGATTTGCCCGCGATCAACGATTCAATGACCGCCTTCACGCCGTCCACATTCCCGTCTTCATCCACGGTAACACCGGAAAAATCCGCCAGCTTATACGCATCTTCCAGCGCGTCCGCACGGATACCAGCTTCTTTCGCGAGCAACTTAAACTCCGATTTGATCAAGCGTTGGTTCGCGGTAGACATCGTCCGTTGTGCGGCTTCTTCCGCCTCTTGCGCCTTTCTCAGCGCCTCGGCCTTCTCCGCCTCCAAGCGCTCCTGCGCGGTCATTTCCGCTTTCTTACGCTCTTCTTCGGCCCTCTCGTACTCTTCCGCCTTTTTCTTGAGGTCGTCATAATCCGCGTACTTTTCGTACTTCTTGCGCTCACGTGCGATGCGGTCTGCGACGATCTTATCGAGCTCCTCTTGCGTGAACGTTTTCGTCGGCTCGGGATCGGCCGTTGGTGGTTCCGCAGGCGGATCGGTAGGTTCCGGCGTTGGTTCGGAGAAATACTGCAAATCGATAGGAAAACGGAATTTTGCGTTATTCATTCGTTACCTCCACGTTTAAGGTCCGCGTAGACCGTAGATTCCGTTGCAGTTTAACGTCATGAACGTTCGGACACGAAAAAGACGCCTACTCGGCGTCCGGTTTTATTCGTCGAGGCGTGAGCGTGTGGCGGCAGTTCGGATGAAACAGGGTGCCCGCCCGTGCCTCGTCAATTGTCGGGTAGTCTCCGGGATAGTCCGAGGACAACTTGAGAATACGGCCTTCCCACTTCGCACAGCCGTCTTTTGCGCCATGCCGACTGACCTGAAACGTGTACACGTCGCGACCCAGCGCCTCACTTATCGTTGCCTCTCGGTGTGCCTCCGCCATCTTCGTGCGCGTCAGCATATCAACGTACACTTCTGGCCGCCACCGCCGCCCTGCCGCGTCAATGATTCCGGTATTTACGGAGTCACCGAGCCTCTTTCGCAGACCATCGAGAATATCGCGGCTGATCGTGCGTCGCCCGTTCACTCCGCGTGCCATGTTCGCACGCATGGATTCGGCGGTCACCTGACGGACGGCGGCGCGGACTTTCCGCTCGACATTCGTTGTCACCGCGAGGAGGTCCGCCTGCGTATCCGTAATCACCGCGTCAACCATCGCTTTGTTCATACGGTTGAACTTCGCGATCTTCCGGGCCTCGTCGAACGTGTCCGCGACGCCGAGCGCGTAGATGGCCGCCGCCACGCCGTCCGTTGCCGCGATTGGCAGATTGCGCGTCACCCATTCGGCGGAAGTTTCGTTCAGCTCGGTAAGGATACGGACAACTTCGGCAAGCGCCGCCCGTGCGTTGGCGCGCGATAGTTCCGACACGTCCAAGCGTTGGAGTTCGGCGGCAATCCGGTACATGGCGCGTGTGTACTCGGAGACGAGGCGGGCGATTTCGTATTCGTAATCGGGTTCCGGCGGCTGGCGCATTGGTCACCACCCCACCTTCGCGTTGTACCAAAGTGTTATCGCGAGAGCCAGCGCGATTACTGCGGCTTTAAGCCGGTTCACGAGCGCCACCTCCCGGTTCATTAAAAACGGACGAGTCGACGAACCCGGCCGCCTTCTCATCCGCTTCTATCCGCGCCATAATTTCGCGCGCCTTTTCGTCGTCAACCTCGTCCTGGCGCTTGATCGCGCTCTGAACGTCGATTGTCGGTTTGTGACCGGTCCGAATCGCCATGATCTCCGCCAATTCCTTTTCGTCACGCGGGATTCCGTCTTTCCACGCGATATTCGGGTACGGCGGATCGTACGAAGTGAACTCATCGACGCCTTCGTTCGCGTAGTTTTCGAGAACCATCGCTGTCCATAACGCGTCTCGGAAGGCGCGGTCAACGTGCGTCCGAATCCGCTTGACTTTCGAGAGGATCGGCATAAACCGTGCCTTGACCGCGACGCCATCGGTGTGTGACGTGCCGGTACCGCCCTTGTCTTCGGAGAGTGTGGTGCCGAATAGCCATTGCGGTGTTTCGCTCATCTGGAACACGATGCCGAGCAGAATGTCGAGCTCCTTGAACGCACCGTCCAATTGCGAATTCCATGTCATGTATCCGGGTGTGGCATCGTCCTTGTCGACCGGAATGTAGCGCCCGGCAAATCGCGTTTCAGCCTCGCCAAGGTCCGGGCCGTAGGCGGTCGGGTCCGAGTGCTTCCACAGGATATAGTCGATCTGGACCAGCCGGTCATTGATCGCGGCCAGAACGGATTCGAGCTTTTCGATACCGCTGATTCCGCGCCAATCGATGTCGGTCGTCTTGTACGGAACGTGGAACACTGGAATACGCGTCAGTCCCGTTTCGACAACGTCCGATTCGCGGCCGGTAGCCACCGCCTCCAAAATCGTAAACGTCTGAATTGGCGCGTCGTACGTGGTGTCCACGCCGTTTTCCAAGAGCCGGTAGCGTTCGTAGAAGATGAATCCGGGAACGTGACGCTCAACGTTCAGATACGGAACCTCTACGACTTCCGGCTGCTTCTTTAGCGAATACTTCTCGATTCCGGGTTTCGTAGGCTCCGCCACCCACTCAACGTACGCGATATTGACCGCCTTGAACCGTTTACGGGAGCCGCGTGACAATTCCGGGAACACGTACGACGGGTCGACCGCCTCAATGATCGGTTCGGGCGCGGCAGATACGAGAGGCTTGCCGTCGGCGTCCGCTGGGACTTCGGACAAATCCTGGCGAACGCCATAGTACACCTTGAGCCACGCGTCTCCACGGATACCTGCGCCGATTACGATTTCGTGACCGAGCTGGTTCAGGTCGTTCTCTTCAACTATCGAGTTGAGGCGGGTTTGTTCAATGGATGCGTCGGGCTTGCCGGATTCGTAGGACGGGGGCTCTCCGAACATGAGATCGGCGGGTTTCGTTAGTAATACGTCCATTAAGTTGACCGCGACGTACAGTTTCGCCAATTGCGGCGCGTGCGGTGTGTCGCGCAGTATCTCCGAGGCGCGTTCGAGGACTTCCGCTTGGCGTCCGTCGAAAATCTTGCCACCGCGATAGTACGTGGCGAGCCGTTCGATGTCGGCGGCTGGCGGGTATTGCGCGCCTGGAACGAATAGTTTACCGATGGGTTACGCCTCCTTTCGTTTGGGATTGCTATAGCCACGCGGGCTTGTCGATTACTTTCTTCCGTCGGGAACTCGTCGCACCGTACGCCATATGAAGGGCATCGGGTCCGTCGTCAAAATTGTGGTTTGGGTAAAGTTCGAACATCTCGATGAGCAGCCGTTGGTCGCGCTTGAACCGAATACGCCCGTTCTGAATGTCGGGCAATAACGATTCAATGCGGAGCGCTTTACGCATCCGTTGTTTTACTTCTTTCAACCGCCCGTGCGTCGGATACCCTTTCTTCCGCAGTTCCTCCGCCAGCTTGTTCGCGAACCATTCTTGCGCCTGCTGCGCCTCGACCGCGATCCCTTCGTACTGGAAACGGAGTGCTCGGTCGACGACCTCTTTCAGCAGGACGTCCGGATGAACTCGCTTCAAAAAGACGTCCACAACGTAACAAACGCCCGTGTCGCGGTTGCGGCCGAGCGTAATGATTGCGGAGTAATCGCCTTTTTCTTTCCCCATCGCGAAGTCAATTCCGCAGAAATAGTCGAGCGTCAGGTAGCGCAGGTCTTCGTCCGTGTAGTACGTGAATTGCTCCGGTTTAAATATCTGCGATTCCTCGTCGACCGGGTTGCCGAGGTACTCCTGGTTGAAGGCTCGCGCCCCCATCGCCTCGCGCTTCTCCATGAAGAACTTATACGTATACATTTGCGGCCACAAAGTTTGAGTTCCACGTAGCATTTCGGATTCATTGGCATTATAGAACGCGTCAGCCTTCTGTTTAGCTTCTGGGTCATCCGAGTTGTATATACGACGCCACTCTTCCCACAAGTCCTCGCGTTCTGACCACGACAAGATTGCCGGAAACTTGCGTGATACGAAGTCCTTACGCTTGGTGAGCACATGGTTGAGAAGCGAATCATAATGGACGATGGTTCCCATGTACACACAAATGCCACCGAATCCAAGTGCCTCCATCATTTCCGACCGGAACCAGTGGAGGTTCTTCGCGCGCAATTCGGGCGTGTTTGTATTCTCCCCGGACTCCAAATCGTCTAGCAGAAACAGGTCTGGGCGTGCTGACCCGTGACGGAGTCCGCGCATCTGCGTTCCCATCCCCTTAGCTTCGACCTTTGTTCCGGTCGTTGTAACGAACTCATACTTGTTGTCAACGTCATTCATCGACTTCTTTTCGTGAAGCAACGGTCCAAAATCCTCACGCAACTTCTCGTTGAGTACGAGTTGATTTCGCGTCCACTGGATAAAGTCTCCCGCCACATCCGTCGTTTCAGATACTTCGACGATATATCGTTTGTGACGATAAACAACATTCTTGCACAATCCTCCATTGGAGAGATATGCAGTCTTTGCGTGACGACGTCCTACTGACCACGCAACGTTAGCTGATGTTACTCCACGCGCTACGTCGTCCAAGAGGCCACATAGCGTTCGGTGGAAGTCGGCGGCATCCTCAAGCCGCTGCCCCGCCGGAATGAGATTATCGGGGTTACCCGGATTCATGTCTTCCGAAAAATATTCGTAAACAAAGCGCAATAAGTCGTACTCGCAAGCATGAACGCGCTGGAGCTTCGTTAGCTCCGCGTCGAGCATCTCCCATTGGTCAACGTCGTAATCGGTCAAGTCGCCCGCGTCCGCTAGAAGTTTGTATTGCGCGATGAGTTCGATTCTACGGTCGATTTCGACCTGTCGCGCAGGGCGGTCGAGCCATTTACCGTTGAGGAACGCCAAATCATACGTCTCCTTCCGGCTTGAGCGATTCCGCCCTTTCCTTTAGGCGTGCGAGGCGGTCTTCGAGCGATTGGACGGACGCGCTGTCATCGGTTACGACTTCCTGGCGGTCAATGAGCAATCCGCCGAACTTATAGAACAGCTCGATCCCCTTCATGGAGCCCTGCCCCTTGATCGTCATGTCCAGATGCTTCTCCATGATCTGCGGAAGGTGCGACATGAATGCGTCCGCCGACAGCTCGTTCGTGTACCGGATGAAGTCGCGGTTATGATGACGCCACTTATACAGGGCGCTGACGGAGCATCCCGCCTGTTCCGCGATCTCATCGAGCGTCAGGCGGCCTTTTTCGCCTTCGGACGGATTGCGCGGAAGAAAATTGTTGATCGCGAGCAACCGGGCGGCTGCGATTTGTTCGCGGGATAGCTTCGCCTCTAGTTTACGGAGGTCTTTCGCCATGTTATCGTCTCCTTTCGGTAGTTTGCGTGTGTTGGCGGGCGGTTCCGCCGTGTTTCGGGCATAAAAAGAAGCCACCGATAGGCGTCCGGTAGCTTCCGTTTAGACCCGAGGTTTTGAAATTTGCAAGAAAACGTCGGAGTCTTGACCGGCCCTTCGCAGCCGCCCGGCTTGGGGGCTTCGCGGTCGCGACCGGGGATCGCCGCCGGGTCTGCATACGGCTGTATACGTTATGCATGTTCGCATTTTGTTCGAGTCCGATAATATGCAAACAGTAAAGTGTTCACAATTTCGCAAATCGACCGCAAACCCGCGCCACACCAACGTTTTTACCGTATCCCACCGTTTACATAACCCGTTATGCATACGCCATCAAACGTGCATAAACGGAAAACCGCGCCACATCAACGTTTATACATCGCTTGCATACGGTGCATAACCGTATATACATTGCATAACGGATGCATAAAAACGGAGGCGCAGGCGGTCGTTTCCGTAGGAGGGTCGAAGTTTTCGGAGGGGTCGCGCGTGGAACGCTCTCGCGGATAAATCCGAGGTTATCGCGCCAACCCTTCGGTACATTCCGTCACACCTCCGTCCGCACTTCCGTTCGCGACGCTACATTATATGGCGCGGTGAAAACGGTGGGTATGCGGTGTGTACCGATTACGTCCGCAAAAACGGTAACACCTCGTGCCTCTCGTACTCTGCATGCCTAACGCCCGTATACCGAATCTCCACCCGTTTGTGCCGCGTCCCAATACAGTGTGTGCCGTAAGGTTGCGCCCACACTTCTGCGGAAAAGTCCGACTGCTTGACGCCATTCTCCGCATTGATAGCGTCTGCTTCCGCCTGCGTGTCCGTTAGGATTCGCGTTCCTATATAACGTGGCATGGCCGGACTCCTCCCGTCTCCAAACGTAATGAGCGCGGAACCAGGGCGGCCCGCGCGCGAATCGAGTACGTATATACTTCTTCGAATATGCTAAAGAGGAAATACCAAGCGCCCGGCCTATGGCCTTGCGCCCGATCCGGCTTGCGCCGTCTCGGTATCAGTCATCTCTTACCGCGTAATAATTACTTCGCGACAAAGGGATGATCGTGCAAGGCCCGTGGCCGCAGCACTCGGCGTTAGCCGAAATCTTCCCCGTTGTTACTAGAAGAAAAGAAGGAAATTGCCCGTTTTTGCGTCGAAAAACGCCCGAAACCCTTGTGGCTGTAAGGCGGAAGCCCTCTCGTCCCGCGTGCAAAAAAGGGGACGCATTTCCCCGGAATCGTGCAAAAAAGGGGACGCATTTTTTACGCCCCTCCCTCGCCACCATCCACCTGCGCCTCGAACAACGCCCGCAACGTCTCGTCCGGCTCCCCGTTCTTCCGGTAGAACACGTACGGATTCAGCACCGTAAGCGTCTCGCGTTTATCCGCGCCCTTCCATTCGCCAATGACGCCAGCCTTCCGTAATCGAGCGAGCGCCTCCTTCGTTTTCCCTTCCGCCATCCCCACGATTTCGGCAATCTGCCTCTCGTTCAGAAACCGGATGTCGCCCGGATTCTCCGCGAACGGGTCTGAGCATATCACGTTCGTCGCGTAGTGGACGTTCGGCAGCAGTTTGTACACGAAGCCGAAGTCAGCCGCCGACAGCCGGAACCGTTTCAGCGCGGTAAAGAACGTCTTGATCAGCGCGTCCACGTCCGATCCCGCCTTCTTGCGGAAGTGGTACCGTTCGTTGATCGTATAACCCCCGTCACCATTCGCGAATACAATGCTACGCCGTTCCAGTTCGGCCACGACCGTTTTGGCCGTCCGCCTGGATACGTTCCATATCTTCGCGAGATCGTCGGTTGTGAGCGGACGCCCTTCGGAATCGTTCGTTACCAGGACGTTCATGCGATATTGGATGTGCGGTTGCAACATGAGAACGTAGCCGCAATACTTATTCGATAGCCCTTCCGTTATCTCGCGGATATTCCGCATGTTGGTGAACGAGAATTTACGTTGGTCGCGCTCGACCAACCGACGTTTGCGGGCGGCTTCGAGCTGCTCTAGCGTATAAATACGAAAAATACGGCCCGCTGTGTCGCGTCCGTATCCGTTGTTTCCTACCGGTGTAATATCGCCAATTGGTGTGTTTCTTTTAATGCGGAGGACCCGCGTTCGCAGGGCGTTACTCATGCGCGGACACCTCCGCCTTAAACAACTTCGTCGGATCAATCGGCTCTATCGAAACGTACCCGTTGTCATAGTCGATAATTCGCGCATTGTCTCGCAAATCTACCGCACCAGACGCCTCTAGCCTACGTTCATAGCACGATTTACTCGCGCAAAATGGATTCGCTAAATAGGCTCGGTGGCAGCGGTCATTTATCTCATTTCCGCAGAATTTACACGTTAATTTCGGGTGATTCCGTAGTTTTCTCACACTATCGACCCCTCATCGTTATATTCCCGATATTAGGTAAAACAGCGCAACAGGGACGCTTCGGGATACGTCCTTTTCGGCTGGCCGACCTAGCCGCGCTTTAGCGTCAGGTCACGCAAACTAAATAAGACGTCGGAATCACGTCCGACGCCCGATTAGGCTACGTACCAGTTCGTTATACTCCGTTAACCAATCCGCAGGTATCTCTTGTCTCGCAAGCAAGCGCAAGTCCATCGCGGAGACTAAATCGTCCAGCCTGCGTTCTTCCCAAAGGAATCGCGGCATGACTCCGAGAGGCGGGCGATCGCTCATTCGGACACCTCCGGCCGGAACGGAAGGAAATCGCCATTCTCGCGTACGAACCCGACCGGCTCGCCACGTTCGTCCTCGATCCAGCCACGGAAGCCCGCCGCAGGTGTCGTATACTCTCGCAATACCTTCAACGCTCGCACCGCCGCATCAGCTTCGCGCCTGAGCGCCTTCAATCCCGTTAGCGCGTCCGATACGTCTACGTTTACTTTGACGGTGAGATCGCGGCTGGGACCAACTCCGGTCGTTGGCGCGTATGGTCCACCGTTGTCTGCCGCAGAAATGACGCGTTCACCCGTGTGCAATTTCGCTACATAGCCGTTCGACTCACGCTTAATTCCCATTTGGCGACACCTCCCGTAAAAAGTCGTCGATAACGATTGCCCGGCTATATACGAAAAATATCCGATAGCCTTCTCCGCGTTTTTCCGTAAGGAAATCGTGCAAATCGGTTCCACGCGGAAGAAGAAACGTATCCATCGCGGAAAACACTTCTCCTTCTCGTTTGGACGCCAAGATCAGAAGGTGCCCGTCAGTCGGGCGGAATTTGTTTGACTCGCGCGGTTTATCCGCCATGTCACAACGCCCCTTCATTCGTTTATTTGGCGCTAAGATTCCGCGCCTTGACGCAAACAAAAAGAAAAACACCGGCGCGCGACCGATGTCCTTCGTTTTGATTACGGCTATTTCAAAGTAAACGGGATGCCCTTATCTAACTCCTCGTCATATTGGCGGATGCTGATCACCTTCAAATGTACGCGGTTCGGATGGTTCAAATAACGGTCTATAGCGGATCGGCTCCCGAACTTATGTTTATACTGTCTGTTTCCATGTCGCGGGTTCTCGATAATAACCACAACTGTTCTCATCTACATTACCTCCGTTCGAGACTCCGGCTGCTCTGCAAGGATCGCGTAAGCCTTTTCGATAGCCTCGTCCAACTCTGCCAGCAATTTCTCATACCATGCAACCGGCCGCGACTTCGGAAACTTACCGTACCCACCAATCGGAAACTCATCGACAAACCAGTCCAGCGCGGCAAATACTTTTACGATTTCGGGCGTAGTTCCTTCGCGCTCGCACTTTTCCGCGAGTTTGGCGAGGATTCCGCTATTTTTTACTTCAAGTGCGCGATAGGATATGCAGCAGTAAAGCGATTTTTTCGTTACTCTCATTTATTCCGCCTCCGTTTCGACCCGTTTATCGTGTCGTTCTTATGTCTCGATAATACACCGACCCATTTAACGTGTCAATAACTTTTTGACACTTTTTTCGTGTCGATTTATAATCAAGGCATAGCCGGAGGTGTTCCCGATGATTTTACGGTCTAACTTAAAAGCACTAGCCGAAGCTCGCGGCGTTTCCATCCGAGAAATTGCACGTAGTATCGACTATCGTTTCGATTCCGTCCGCGCCATGTACAACGACGAAATGGAGCGTTATCCACGCGATCTCCTGGCGAAACTTTGCGATTATTTCGGCGTTACGGTTGCGGAACTGTTCGTTATCGAAAAAGAAAAGTGTTGACACTCTAAACGAGTCAACTTACTATGAAATTATACCTTAAATCTATTTTGAAAGGTTGTGACTGGATGCAATGGATGGCGAAATTCTTGATCGTTGGAGATATAATCACTCTTAATAGGCACGCGTACCGAATCCTGTCCATCTCGAAGGGGATTGGAGTCTACACGATGATGGTTGAATCAGTCCGTTACAGAACAGTAAAAGAAGCCTTGTTCTATCCGTCAGAATTTGTGTCTGTAAAGAAGGACTCGGAGATTGTTAAAAATGAGCGCCATTGATTACGGCTCAACAGCGCGGAAAGCCGGATCAAACCGGTGCCAGCCGTAAGCCAGCGTTCGAGCTCCGAAAACTCGCGGCACCTAGCCGTTAAGTCGTCCGCGATTGCTTATCGTCCTTTCGCACTGGCTAATCGGCAGAGCCATCTACTCGGACTATTCGGAGCCCCAACGCCGGGCCCGTCATACACGGGCTCGTACGGCATCTGTTATTAAACGGTTTGAGGCGGGTCAAACGGCCCCATTTTCGGTGGATCGAACGGTCCTTTCATAGCGGTATTCCTCCGTTTCGTCATCGTAGTGTGCGCGGTTTTCTGGCGGAAGATTCCGCAAGCAATACGACTTCAACCGCGCGAAAGCCGGACTCAATTCCGGACGATGCCGGTATGCCCGAACGGGACTGAATGCGTTTAGTGGCCGCAATGGGCGCTGTGCTTCGCAAGGCGTCAGAGGCACCGGACGCATCTCCCTGGCGCGCGCTCCCGAACTGGAACGCAGGGTGACGGATGCCTTTCCGTCCTCTTGCGGAGTCTTTCCACCTCCAATGTTAACTATCGTACGCACTGTCGCTAGTTACCGACCAAATACGTCACCACCTCGCCTGCCCGCGTATCCCTTGCGTATTGCCTTTTCCGTTCCGCGTTCCGTATCTTCGCGGCCCTATCCACGAACACGTTCTCGTAGTTCGACCGTTTTCTCCGCGTTGGGACTCGGTAGTTCCGCCCGTCCGTGCCCTCGTAGTGCGCCGCATGTAACGGAGCACTCGCGTTCTGTCTCCGCGCCAGTTGTTGCTCGCTCATGATCGGATACTCCGTCCGCGTCACCTTATCCGGGTGGCTGTCCGTCAGTTCCTCGTACAATACCGCGTCCGCCAGGCGTTCCAACTCCGCCACGTCCGGTCGCTCGCCCGTTGAGGCTACGTATTCGTCCGTCAGGGCTTCGATTAGCGCCATCCGTTCGGAGCGCGGTATGGGATTGGCGCGGTTGGACGCGGTGAGTTCGGATACGGCCGCAGAGAAGGCGGATTTGTAGTCGGCGTGGCCGCGGAAATAGAGCGTGTTTGTTTCGTTATTTTTGCGTTTTATTTTCGTCACCCCATCGTTTTTATCGTTTACTTTCGTTACTTACGTGGTATAATAATCGTAAAAGAGGAGAAACGGAGGAGATTTATTTGAGCCGAGTACAAATGTTTGATCGACTGATTAATTCGGATATGTCTGACCACGTTGTTGCTTTAAAAATGGGCGAATATCTCAGCCGCATACCTCAAATTGACAGGAGCAGCCAGGAAGAACTCCTAGTCGCTTACTACGAGCGTTGCGTCAAGCACATAGACCGTCAAGTTTCTTTGACTAATGCCAGCGAGATACTCTGCCGTATAGAAAGAGAATATCTGTCGTCAATTCACTAAAACGCCATATCAGGCGTTATTTTTTTTTTCGCTTCCTCCTCCGTAGCCCTCCGCCACTGTTCCGCCCGTGACACTTCCCCGTAATTCCACCGCGCATACACCGCAGCCACCCGGTTCAATCCCGTTATCACCAATCGGCTCACGCGCTGCTTCCCGATCCCCATGCGTTGGCCCACGTCCTCCATCGTCAGGTCATCGACGTAGTACAAGCGCAGGGCCTCCGTCTGCCTCGCGGTCAGTTTCGCCGCCTTGATTGCGGTGGCCAGATCGATCAGCACGTCGCAGGCCGCGTAATCGCCACGCTCGAATCGGCGGGAGGCCAGCCGGTGCCAGTCGCCGAGGAGCGCGTCAACTCCGGTCCGGTCGTTTAGCGCGTACTTGACGTTGTACTCGCGGTGTCCTTTCGTTAAGTCAACGGCACACGCACCCATCAGGCGGACACCTCCGTAATCAGGCGCTTATCAACACATCGCGTCAATAGCTCGTCCCCTTTTCGTTTATTTTCGTTATCCTTGCATGTATCTCGCCTAATCGCGTATAATGGTACGTAACACGTTATTTGATCGGAGTGTGACCGTACTTGCCGTTTATCGTATATAACTTTCGTTCGGGCGACGACCTGCCCGCCATTACCGTTGACCACTTCGGACGCCTCTATATGAATTCGGCCCTCCGTAAGAAGCTTGGCGTTGTAAAAGGAGCACCGTTCAAGGCGCATATTGCGTACGACCCGGACACCGGCAATATCGGACTGGCACGGCCCGGCGAGGTCAGCGTCGGCGACGAAGTGGTTCCGGCAACCTTCGACCGCAACCGTTACTACGCGACCGTTCGCGGATTCATGCGGAGGTTCTCGCCCAAACTCGGAAAGTACGTCTATATCGAGCGCCAGAACAATTGGTACGCGTTCCGCCACCAGGAAACGGAAGCGCCGCCAACATTTACGGAGATGGTTCCGCCTCGGAAACGGACGAGGAAGAAGGCTGGGCCGCCGGAGCCGACGGAGTAGGGTCGCGTTCACTTGGCGGGCGGCTATCGTACGGCTTCGCTTCGGCCGCGTCCATGCGTCCGTATGCGTAGCCCATCGCGTACCAATAGCGGTAGTCGTCGAGGTCGGCGGAGGTCATTCGGCGGCCTCCCAACGTTCAAACTCGACCGATTCCGAATAGTGTCCGTTTGAACTACCGTACCAGCGAATTGTGACGTAACCTTTCGCAGTCGCGAATTTGTAGAAAGTCCACGTAAAAGTACCTCCCCATTCGCCGTCATCTCCGCTTTCGCTGACCTCCTCTGCGAGTTGGATAGGAGCGCCAATCATGTCGTCTAAGTCACCGCAGATGTCTTCGATAGACACGGTTTCGCAACAGCATTGGTCGTGGTACATTCGGTAACACTCGCCATCGTCTGTATAAAAGTACAGTTCATACTCGCGATCTCCGCCGATCTTCGTGAGTGTCTTTCCGACAAGCACGTCAATGTTCGCCATCATTCCGCCTCCCCTTCCATTTGAATGCGATACATTTCGTTAATACTCTCCTCTGCATCCCGTAAGCTGACGCCATACTGCGTCATAAACTCGAGTTCAAGTTGCTTCCGGGACAGATCCGCCATCACCGCGTCCACCTTCGCATGCAACTCCGCCAACGTCCCGTTATTCTCAATATCGAAATCGACCGCGAACCCGTCCGCATGCAACTCGGTCTCGTGCGTAAGGTCGCGCTCATCAAACGCGTCGCCTGCGTCAATTATGCGTTGCCTGCGAATCGCCTCGTCACACGTTACGCGGACGATGACGAAACCTTCCGCGCGCAGCCGCTCGTATTCACTGGGCTGGCGGAGGTCGGTGATTACGGGGCGGAATGGCAGGCGGGCGTGCGCGTTCCACGGCATTTCGTAATACGCGTTGTCCATGCGTTCCTTATCCGCAATTCTCCGAAAGCAATCGTTAACCCACACGTCGGGATCGAACGCCCGCATCGCCTGCCCCACGCCTTGTAATAGCGCGCGGGGCTTTCGGTCGCCTGCGAATCGGTCCGGGAACAGTTCGCGGCAGACCTTACGGATGCCGTCGCCGAATGCGAACCGGACGAATCCGTATTGTTGCGTGAGGTGGGCGGCGACCGAATCCTTGCCGCTACGCATTTTCCCGCACAGCGCAATCTTTACCATAGTACACCTCCATAAACTCTTCTTCCGTTACGGACGGATCACGATGCTTTTTATAATTGTGGAAACTGACATGTGCGCTATTACTGGGGAACAAGAATAGATTTTCTGGTGAATTATTAAGTCTATTGCCATCACGATGATGGACAACCTCACCGTCTTCTAAATAACGCCCGGTCAGCGACTCCATGGCAGCTCGATGCTCCAAAACATAGCCATCCTTGTCCCTTTTTGGGTGGTCGTCAGCCTTTATAAGTCTATAACCTCGGTAGTTTATAGGCTTTCCGCCGCTCCATGTAGGAGACCTTTCTCCTGATAATTTTTCACTTGTTCGCATAATTGATGGGTGGTCATGTTTTGTCAAACCCTTGCTGAAAGGCTCCCTGCCCTTCCCAGTCTCCGAGATCTTTTTTAGACAGCGTGCTGTGTATATTGCGGGTCCACTTCGCCTTGGAATGTCGTATTTTCTCATCCAGTACTCAATATTCTTTCTAGTGCAACCCGCTAATTCCGCCATATCATGAGTGGAGAGTTCTAGTTCGTAGTAGTGCTTCTCTAACCACTCTTTATTTTTCCACGGCCTTTCCGTCAATTAGGCGGACACCTCCTCTCGCGAGTCGTCGACTAACTCGAATTGCTCCGTTCCTAACCACATTCCGTTGTCTGTGCGGAATGCCTTTCCGTACCCGTGATTATCGTATTTCTCTAATCGCTCCGTAAGTGTTCGAATCTGACCGTGACGCTTTCCGCGAACGACGTCACCCACGCGAACCTCCGTCGGCTGCGGCGCGTTCCGATACTCGGACGGAACGAACAAGTCCAACGCTCGGCGCAACGCGATTGCACGGCCGATGTGCGAGTTGAATACGTCGCCGGGCGCGCATTTGGCTACGCCACGGTAATCTACGGTATGCGTACGTAAGCTTTTAATCAACGCGACTACAGTACGCTTCTCGCGGTTAACAACGAAATCAACGTAGTGAACGGGCGTAAATCCTTCTTTGGCGCACGCCTTCGGCCAGAACGACACTTTTCCGTCAGATTGCCAACTTGCGATCCATTTACGCTCTAATTCCGCCACATCCGCCTTCGCCCGTTCCACAATCTCGTCGCGCAATTCCTGCGGACTCTTCGGTTTTGGCTGCGTCATCAGTCGCGCGACCGTCGTGTGTACGTCTTCGCGCTTGTGTAATTCCGCCTTCACAGCGTCCGCCACCGCCGTCCCAACCGTCCTCAACGTCAACCTTACGGTCACAATCCAGCCGGGCGTGGACGTTGCCCAGGCGGTGGCGGACGCTTTTGGCGTGAGGACTACGTACTCGTAATCCTTAACGTGCTGTGTCAATGCTCCGTTAGTAGCCGGGCTATCTCCACGAACGTCCATTGCGTTATCAGAGAATCCGTATCCAATAACCGTACCTGTCGTGCCATTTCGGAATTTGGCGAACGATTGATTAGTGATCAGTACACGCTCACCAACGCGCGCTTTCCGCTTTTCTTCGCGGTACCGCACGCCGTCGACGATGACGGTCGAGGTCGGTTCAATTACGACGTATTCGTCCCAGGAGATGTAACCGTCAGGATTACCGTCCTCATCAATAACTGCGTCTACCTCTACGCCTTGCGCGATGTCATGGTTATATACGCGGTCTACTACGAACACATCTCCGTTTTCGTACTTCCCGAATGTGTACGCCGCGTCCACAATCTTAATCCGTTCCCCAACGTTAGCCTCACGCTCAACCACGTTATACTCGCGTTGTACACCGTTTTCATCCGTCAATACCGTCACATTCGTTTGTTTCGCCATTACCCGATCAACCTCCGATTTTTTTTATTTGCGCTCGTTGGCGCTATCATAGAGATTACCGTTCGACATCGGCTGTTCCGCGCACCCTACGGCAATTTTACGGACACCAACGCCTGCTTCCGACCGAACCGGAGCGCCTCCGAACGGTCCGCGATATAAACGTCGAGCTTGCGCCCTTTTATCCGGCCTCCACGGTCGAGGCACGTTCGCTCACCGACGCCAGCGATATGGATGCGCGTGCCGAACGGGAGCTCCGGCGGGCAGGCGGCGGTCGTCCCTTCGCGGACTCGCGCGCCAGATGCCGTTACGCCATACGCTGGGTGGCCGGGAGTCTTGCCGGTTGATTCCGGCCCAGCCGTGTACGCCGTGACTTCGTATGTTTCCGCCAGTGGGACGGACACTGCGACCGAGAATGCGACGATCATTGCGTGGATTATCGTTATAGTGGCGTCCTCCTTTCGTTAGGTGCTCGCGAAGTAAGCGTCGACCCACGGATCGACCGCGACGACGGCTTCGCGAAGCTTCTCCGCCAATTCCGCGACCTCCCACTGAGCTCCGCGACCTTTCCGGCGTTTACCGTAAAAATCGAGCAGCGCCCGGAGGTTTGCCGTCATCGTCAGGTTGGTTGCGGCCGCGTTCGGGAGGACCATGCGGGCGTCTTCGGCGGGGACTCCGGCACGGCGTAAGCGATCGTACGCCTTTTGCGCCTCCTCCATAAATTCTCCGTACACCTCGCGGGCAGATAACGGCGTCATAATAGGCACGCCCTTCTCTTCGTCAAATCCGCGAAGACGCGTATATCCTTCAACCGGACTGTCTCCGACCGTTTCCGGAACAACGTAGTCGAATCCACCGCTCTTATCGCCCGACCCCATCCGCACATAGCGCTGACTCTGCACGCTGAACGAGAACCCTACGCGATGCCGCGTCAATTGCGCAAGGAGCGCGCGGGATACGCCTTCGATTGCGAACGTGTACGAGATGTGTTCGAGAGTTGACGTATGGCCCGACCGTGTAATGTGGCGGAACAGGCGGTCGGCTTCCGTGCCGCCTTCGCCATCTGACGCATCTTGACGGAAATACTTTCCGCCTTCCTTCTCGAAAATTTCCGAAGGCTTATTCGGGCTATAACACGTTCGGATCGCGGTAAGCGCGACTGCCTGCGAGTCTGTTGCGTCATAGCCAAAGTTGTCGACGCAAGCGTACCATTCGTTATCAATCGCGAATTGTTCAGCCAGCTTCGTGTGGGCGAGCAGTTTAACGGACATTTGCGCCTCTGCCATCTATTCGCACACCTCCGAGCGAAAAACTTCGTACCCTTCCTTCGTACTTGTCCCGTCCTGGCGTGCATGATTCTCCGCATTTTTCGCGCAATATACGCGGTATACGTCCTCCGCCGTCAATCCGACCTTTTGCGATAGGCTGACGAGGAAGTGCCACAAGTCGATGACCTCGCCGCGCAGCTCGTCGTAATCGACCGCCTTCGGATTCTTCCACCACTTCCAGTTAATCAGCGAACGGATTTCGGCAATCTCGTCCTCCAGCGCGACCGTCAGGCCGAGCACCCATTCGTCCGTTGTCTTATCGACCCCGCGCTCGTCAATTATTCGTTGGTCGAGTGCGTATTGCATATCGAAAATGGCCGCAAGTTTATCGGTTGGCATCGTACCGCCTCCGTTCAATATCGTCATGAGTTCGCGTTGTTCCGGTGTGGGTGCGTAGGTCATCGCGTTACCTCCTGAATAACGAATATCTTGCCGCGCTGCTCGATGATTTCGTATTTGTCCGTGTCGAAGGCGGCCATGTCCGTAATGAGGACTTCGTACTTGGCGGGCTTTGGCGTAGCGTAATCGGCGAGCGCCGAGGTACTGAGAAGTGTTGCAATGATACCAACTATTCCGAATAAAACCATGAATCCGTACCACCCATCGCGGTTACACTCAAATACACCAACGAGTGAAAATACAGCGCAGACAGCAAACCAGATTCCGAAAAAGAGTGTCGCGCCTTCTCCGCCGGTGTTAACCGTGTTCAAAATCTCCATCTACCTCGCCACCTTCCGGTTAATCTCGCATAACTCCGAGTAGCACATCGCAAGAAACGCAACCACAAACGCTTCTACTGGCGATCCTCCGATAAGGTACGCGATAGCTACCGCAATCAAGCTGCAAATTAACGTCCACATCCGCAGTCACCCCCGTTTATCTTTCCGGCCGAAGCCGGAGAGCGCCGGAGCGCCCGCCTATCTTATCGCGCAGGCCCCGCCCTCACACGTCATCGCGGATACTTCCTCCTGCGCCTTCTCATACGTTGCGAGATCGCCTTCATACCGCTGTAGCACCGCCGGATCAAACGGTCGCATCCGCGCCGACATCTCCTCGTACTGCTCGCGCGTGATCGCCTCGTACGGTGCGAGCTGGTACGTTCCGCCATCGAGCGCCAAGAACGATACGCCGACGAAATCGTCCCAGTTTTCGTACACAATACGTTCGACTTCCGGCCATTCGTGCGGCCTCACCGTAATCGTGTTCGACGAATTGTGCTCGGTGTAATAGCGCTGGAAACGGAAGTACGTCTCGAACTGTTCCGCCGCGCTCACGTCATCCTTCGTACGGGTCGCGCCGGACGCCACCGGAAAGTCGATGACGAGCGTTCGGGCGTTCGCCATGCGTTCGGCTTCCGTCTCGCCCGGCGTTCCCACTTCGGGATGCACCGGCCATCCGAGATCGATAACGGCGCGCGCCAACGGGTCAGCCGCGTTAATGCGGATGCGACGGATGTAGTACGGCGAGTGCGACCAGTGGAGGCCGGATGAGACTCCGCCCGCGACCTGTGACAACGTGCCTTCCGGCTTGACCGTCGTTACGAGGAGCGGCGCGCTGATACGGAGTTCCTTCGCGTACTTGTCCGCCTCCTCACGGGCGACCGCGCCAAGTAATTCGATCAGGTCGCGCTCCTGCATTTCGGATAGCCCTACGGCGGCTACCGCATCCTTCACGCCAGTTAACGAAGTTCCGAGGAGACGGTCGCGCTGCTGAACCGCGTCCCAATGCGGAAGTTCGAGCGTAACGAGCGTCATGCGGAGGCCAGCGCGGGCGGAACGGCGTTGTGCGTCGAGGAGCAAGGGGACGTCGAGTTTACCGTCGAGGACGAATTGCATCATGTTAACGGTCGTCAAGTTGCAGACACCGTACGAGTCGAGGAGTATCTCAAAGCATGGATTTACTCCCTCTGCGTTCGGTCGCCGACGTCTTGCCTCTACTGCGTTCCCTAGCCCTGGTTCCCCTTCAAGCTGCATGATCTCAAAAACGAGGTTTAACATCTCTCGCGACGGTTTCTCTTCAAACCAAACCGAGTTATTACTCATACGTCGATGGTCCAAGCCGTATCGTCCGTCGCCGATTTTCGCGATGTCATCGAACCATTTCGGCTTTTTGCCGATAGTCCCAAGCCTTTCGCCAATCTTCCGATGTCTTTCGAGTTGTTCTTCCGTCCACAATCCGTTAATACCGTATTTTGCGAGCATACATTCGTAGTCGTCCGCGTCCATCAGGAACACTTCCGCCGTCCTACGCACGCCTCCGACCACTACGTTCGCGCCGATGAGGTTTCCGATGTCGAGAACGTGGATCGGACGGACACGGCGGTATGGCAGTAACGGCCCTTCGGCGGTTTGTACAACGCGGTCAGTTACGACTTCCAAGCGCGCCAGCGACGGGTCGATCTCGTTCTTGAGTACGCGGTCGATCCCCGTGAACATTTCCGCGAGTGGTTCGTGGCCCGATGCGGTCCCGCCGAATGTATTCAAGCGCTCGCCCTTCGGACGGACGGAATTGTACGAGATTTTCACGGTATGAACGTGCTCGTATCGCGGCTCCGTCAGGACTTCGAGATAATAGCGCAGGGCCTCGACCCAGCCCTCTTTCGAATCTCCGACGTATATTTTCGCGTAACCGTTATCGAGTTCGGTGATCTTCGTCCGTTCCAGGCGGCGCTCCTTCGGTACAGGTTCGTATGGCGCGTTGATCAGCGTCACGTTCGTTCGGATTGGCGCGAGGCCCGCCGCCATTTCCTTCGTACACTTGAATCCGACACCGGTGCCGACGAGCAGCAGATAGAACAGGTCGCCCAGGTCCGCCCATGACCGGATATTGACGAAGCTGCAATTGAAGTTTGCCAGCGGATATTTCTCGGCAACTCCGCCTTCCGCGCCACCCACCCACATCGTCCTACCGCTCAAGAACTGGCGCAGGTTGAACATGTTATCGAACAGCGCTTCCGCCTCCGCTCGCAATTCCTCGTACGGCACCGCATATCCGATCTTTTCGTAGTGCTTGGCGGCCAGTCCCACGTTATACTCAACCGCGCGTCTACACGTTTCCTTCCACGTTTCGCGCCGCCCCTGATCCGGCAGCCAGCGCGAATAAGTCCGGTAGTAAACAAACGTAGATAGTTCGTTCATGTGCGGTGGGGCTTCCGGGTACTTTCCGATAAACTCGTCCGTCAGTAGTTGCGCTTTTATAGCGTTAGCACTCATCCGTTTGCATCGTCTCCCTTTTCGCGTAGATAGCGTTCGTTATCGTCAATCGCGTGTTGCAACGCTTGCTTACGTGTCACCAGGTCGAAATACCTCCGCCGGGCCCCCGGTATCATCCGTTCCACTTCCGCCAGTTCTTCGCGCAGATACCGGAGATTGCGGACGGCGAACGGGGCCGCCCAGTCATCGTGGCGGCGGGTCATGGCGTGGCGGGCGCTCCGGGCGGGAAAGGTCCGTCATCGTCACGGTCGAATAGCGTCTGCCACCACAGTGTCACCGCCAGCATGAGCGCCTTCATTGCGCCGACCTCCGGTTCAGTCCGCTGAAAATGAGGCTACTAGCGACGTGGGCAAGAATGATGGCTGCGAACGCCTGCCAGAATCCTAATTCGACCGGGAACAGGAACGTCACAAGTGTTGACACGAGCCACGCCGAGATCGAGAGGTACCCGAATATTATCGCTACTACTACAATTAGCGCCGCAAGCCAATCGAGAAATGTGTTCATTGACTCTGCACCTCCTATACGTATTTACCGACGTAGTACGAGCCTGCCAGAAACGCAATCGCTACCGGAATGCCAACTAAAGGTCCGAGAAAGGACACGAACAAACCGCCCACCAAAGCTAAAATACCCGCGATAGCCGCCAGTACAAGTACGCCGATAAGAGTAGTCAGAACCTTTTCGTACACTCACTCCGCCACCTTTCCGTCAATAATGTCTTGCCCGATCAGCCACGCCAGGGCGACCGCCGCCGCATCCGACTCGTCATCGGTCGCGAACCGGTAGTCCTCCGGCAACCCGAGCAACTTCCGTACGCCCTCCGCCACGTCCGCCTTCTCCGCCTTGCCGCTACCGGCCACACGCTTCTTGACGTCGGTCGGCGAAATCACGTCCGCCACATCTACGCCATACTTGTGTAATCCGCGATCCACCGCCGCCCATGCGCCATAGATCGTTTGCGGAAGGCGGGGATTGCGCGATGGCGGAAAGGATTCGCGCACGACCGCCCGCACCGGTCCCGCCCGCAATTGCTCGCGGATGAACAGCGTCGTGAACGCCTCGATCGCCTCGTACCGCTGCGCGTAATTCTCGTCCGTGCCCGTCTTAACGTGCGTTGCCGTCAGGAGTCGTGGTCGCCTATTCCGCACTCCGATCGCGGCGAATCCGGGGCTGGCGAGCGAGAGGTCGAGTCCGATATAAACGTCATCCTTCGCGATGGGGCGGCACCTCCACTACTTTCGCGTTATACGGAACGAACGTCAGCGGCCGTTCCGGTGAGTCCACGACCACGTTCCGGTACTCGATTCCGCGAGCCTCCGCAATTGGCGCAAGCTTACGGAACACTTCGATGGTCGCGAGCACATCGTTCATTGCGCGGTGGTGTCCGGTCAGATCGATGCCGTGGCGGGCGCATACGTCTTTTAACGAAGGCGATTCCGTCGGCTCAACGAGTTTGGCGAGGGCACGGGTGCAGACGAACCGGCGTGGCTCAGTCTCTAGTCCGGCCAGAAACGCGAGATCAAACGGAGCGTTGTGCGCTACGAACGTGGACTCCGTCCCCGCGAAGAAATCGAGAGCGACCGACATGTCGTGCGGATGGATGCCGCCAATCAGATCGTCCGTCGTAATTCCGGTCAACTTCGTAATCTCTTCCGATAACGTGCGTCCTGCGTTGAGGTGAACGAACGTCTGGAACCGCCCATACTCGCGTTCCAAGTCCGTCTTTACCGCCGCGATCTCGATAATCTGCTCCTTCTCGTAATCGAGTCCGGTCGTTTCCAGGTCAATGAACGTATAAATTTCGCTCACTATTCCGCCTCCTTTCGCTTCGCGTCAGCGCGATATATCCCAGCATCCCGTTCGAGAGACTTGGCAATATCCACGAGCGCGTCGTAAATGCTTTCGTGATCCTCCGTGTGTAGGGTCGCGGCAAGCTGGCGGAGGTCATCGGTGGCGACACGGACGGATGCACGGAGTTCGCGGAGTTGGTCCGTCATTTCGTCGTGCTGGTCAATGAATTCGTAGGATACCGTGGGCATTACGCCGCCCCCTTCTCGCGCACGCTCTTAATAAATTCGTACGCGTCGTAATACTGCTGCTTCTTCCATTCCGGTAGCCGCGACTTCATCATCGCCCGTACCTGGCCGCCAATCTCCGCGAACTCCTCGTCAGACAGCGAAAGAGCACACGCGGTCTTGTACGAATTGAACGTCCACTTGTCGAGGTCAAGTTTCGGCGGCACTCCGTTCTTCACCGCACCCACCACGCCAGCCAACTCGTCAAGAAGCGCGGCCCTGTCAGCGTCCGTAAACGTTATATGGAACGGACGCACGTCGGGATTCTTCGTGTACTCCTCTTCCGTCATCGCCCACGATTTCTTGCTCGCGTTGACATATACGATCAGGTAGTCGTCGAGCGGATCGTCGGGCGTGCCGAACATTTCCGTATAGCCGACCGTTTGGGCAACATGCTTTTCGTCCGGCGCTTTCATCGAATAGTCGCCCGTTTGGGCCGCCGTTGTCTGCTTCGATTTGATTTCGAGGCCGACGCGACGTCCGTCTTTATAGCGGAGGATTCCGTCCGGCTTTCCGTAGAGCGCGAACCGGTGGCCGCCGTGCTCGACGATATGGAGTTTCTGCGCGAAGTTCTCCCACATCGGAAGCCCGTCCGGTGTACGTTCGACCGTGAACGGCGGGGCCTCGCCGAATGTCCGCTCGTAATGGCGTTCGATGAACAGGAGGTCGCGCTGAATCATATCGCCGATTGCCGTCCCGATCCGTGTCCAGCGGCCTTGGTGCGGTGGTCGCGGCTGAATGTCGCGTTTGGCTCCGAGTAGTTTTACGTAGAGTTCGCGCGGACAACTGTTGACGGACGAGGGCGAGAAATACGGCTGCGCGCGAAAGTTGAAGAACGGGCGTTTACGTAGTGCTTGCGCGTTCTGTTCGTGGATTAGCGCGTCGAGATCGTTGTCCCAAACTTCGGGTGCGGAATGCCAGCGGTCGAGCATCGTTAGGAAATCCGTTGCTAATTGTGAGATAAGGCGTCATCCTCCTCATTTTCGAACCATTCACGTTCGTCTACTTTTTTCATCCATCGTTCCGGGTTAATCTCCACATCACACCGGACAGGGCAACGTAATTTGACCGCATTTTCCATCGTCGTTCGGATATGGTCGAGCGCTTCCTGCGTAATATCTCGTGGGCAATCGAACAGCAACTCGTCATGTACCTGCAACAGAATGTGTGCGTCATATCGGGGCAACACATCCGCCAGGTCAACGATAGCCTTCTTGAGAATGGAGCCTGCGCTCTCCTGGATCGGAAAGTTACCGGCCTGCCGTTGAGCACCGAACACGCGAAAACGTTCCTTCGATTTCACGTCTGCGTGCAGACGGCGTTTCCGCCCGAAGATTCCCGTCACGAATCCGTCCTTCATGACGCGAGCGTGCTGCTCGTCCATATAGCGCTTGATTCCGGGATACCCTCGGAAATAATCGTCGATGATTTTTTGCGCTTCCGCCTTCGTAATTTCGAGCGTGTCCGCCAGTTTGCCCGCGCCCATTCCGTACACAATACCGAAGTTGACGATTTTCGCTTGCTTCCGAAGTTTCTGGCACTCGTGGCCGTCCACGTCTTTATTCCGTTCGATGTCATCGTACGTGTACTTCCCGTTACTGATCAGCGCGGCCGTGGTCGAATGGATGTCGCGGCCAGCCTCGAACGCTTCTATGAGGACGGGTTCGTTCGCCATATGCGCCAACACCCGGAGTTCAATCTGCGAGTAGTCGATGGAGACAAGAATTCGGTCGGGACCGGTCGCGAGAAACAGGTGGCGAATCTCCGGGCGCTTGGCCGGGATTTGCTGCGTATTAGGGTTGGCGCACGTAAACCTGCCGGTCGCTGCGCCCCATGTGTTATGCCACGGGTGGATTTTGCCGTCTGCTTTTACGTTGTGCGGTAGTTTTGACGTGAACGCCTGCCGTAGTTTTCCGACCGCACGGTAATCAAGGATTAACGGAATAACCGGATGGTTCTTCTTGATCCGCTTGAGCGTCCGGACACCCGTCGACCCTTTATCGTGGTCCGGCAGCCGTAAATCCCCGTACAGCTTTTTCGAGAGTTGGATCGGAGAGTTCAGATTGATCTTCTCGCCAAGGTGCCGGTAAATCTCCGCCTCAAGTTGCGCCTCCTCTTCCGCGAACTTCGCGTCCAAATCTCGCGCCATCCCTACGTCAAACCGGATTCCTCGCAAGTCTGACCGAATGAATTGACGGCACACCGGCATTTCAATATCGAAGACGAGCCGCTCAATCTGTCGTAGGTCTTCGCGCTTCCCGTACCATCCGCGTATCCAATCATAGAGCTTGAGCGTCTTCTCCGTATCACCAGCCGCGTACACGAGCGCCACGTCCAGCGGAATCTCGTTGAACGGAGTCTTCCCGAACAGTTGGTCGAAGTTATCGCCCGGCAACTTGAGCCAATCCGCGCACAAGTCTTTCAGCCGGTGGTTCCGGTTTTCGTCGAGAGCCATCGCCATAATCCGTGTGTCTGCGTGGAGCGCGTCAATCAGGTCGAGTCCGTACTTGACGTAAAACCACTTGCAATCGAACGGTGCGTTATGCATAACGATCTTGGCTTTCGGAAGTACCTCGCGCATCTTATCGACCACATCTTCGTCGTGCATCGCCTTCTCAACGTGATTCAGCGGAACATAGAAGCTTTCACGCCGAGTCGATACGCTAAACCCCGCCATGTTTCCGCGCCAAGGATCGAGTGCCCCGTCATCTTCGCCGAAGGTTTCGCAGTCGACCGCGATAATGTCGGCCGCCTCAATTGCGCGAACCATATGCTCCAACGATACGACGTCGGTCACCAGGTGGTAGTGAGGCGGAGTGTTCAGCACCATCTCCGCCAACTTGTCCGCCTTCTGCCGCTCGTTCAGCTCCGTCCACAACCGGAGCGCCTCCGCCTTGCTAAACCGCTTGCCGTCGGTCGGGTATCCGCCTAAAATACCCGATTCCATTGCGTGTTTAACCGAGAGTAAACGCTCCTGGTCCGTGGGCGAGTTCTTCATCGATAAAATCCGTTCCCACGCCTGCTCGACGGTTTCGGCCGCCTTTGCCGCCTTCTTACGTTCGGCTGCCGCCTCAACCCGTTCGCGCTGGGCCTCGGACTCGGCCGTCGGGGAGCGGAGGTTCAAACAGAGGGATACGTTCAAGCCGCGTCACCCGCCCGCAGGTTAACGACGGATTCTACGGGGGCGATGAGTTCGACGCACTCCTTATCAGGTCCGTAGTACTTTCCGCTATAATCGCTGATTCCCAACAAGGAGGTTCCGACATCCTCTACTTTCCCGACGACATTTTTCGAGACAATACGAACGATGTCGCCTTCTTTAAACTGGCCCACCTCGCGTCCGATTGCGTGCCATTTCGCTTCCTCTTCCGTAACCTTTACGAGTTGGTCCGGGTCTGCGTATCCTTTGTATCCTCCACCATCAACGATTTGAACTTTCGTACCACGTGAGTGCGCGTACTCTGGCGTAACTACCTCGTAAATATTTCCGTCTTGAAATCCGTGCAACGGGAATTTGCCTCCTCCGTTCATCAGACGGACTTTATCGCCTTTTTTGAGCTGATCGAACGCTAGTTTCCGCTTGGCCTCCGCAACCTCTTCGTCGGTGGCGCGGGTTAGTGCCTCCGCACGGAACCACGCGGAGTCACTGCCGTCTAAAGTTGTTGTTCGGAATGGGACCGAGCTTTCGTCATTTTCCGTAATTTTTCGGATTTCTCCGATTACCACGTCAGTTCGTTTTGACCCGTTTCGTTTCCGGTCGTCGACTACTTTCACGTAATCCCCGACTTTCAACCGCTGGGCTTCCGCCTCCGCCTGCTTAACCGCCGCCAACTGCGCCTCCATTTCGGCAACCTTCGCTTTGGTCGCGGCCAGTTCCGATTCGAGTGCGGACAAGGACGGTGTTGCGGTTTCTACCGGTTCGAGTACGTAAACGTCGTTCTCTGCTATCGGTAAGTATCGCTCGTCATCCACATCATCATAAAAGAACGGGTCGCCGTCAAAATCGCGATTCAACCTATAGACTTTTCCTTCCGTGAGGTCTTGCGGATACTGCCGCATCTTTGGAATGATAAACGCATCCCCTTCGCGAACAGGACGATCAACCTTCCGGTATCGCTTGCCGTCGTGGACGATAGTGTCGGTGGGCTCGACCGGTTCCAGGACGACGTATTCGCTGTCGAGGATCGGAACGTTTATTCCGGTCACCTTTACATGCGACAAGCGTATCCCGCTTCCTTCGTTTCTATACGCTACCTCAAGTACGTCACCCTGACCGTACTTGCCGTTAGAAATAAACGGTTCTACAACCTTTATCTTCTCGCCAACCTTCGCCGGACGCTTAACCTCGTTATACTGAACGCCGTCAATCGTATGAGTTTTCGCCATTATTAAACCGCCTCCCTAGCGTTTTCATTTCGCATTCCCACCGCCAGCCTCCGCCACTTCTCGTCAATCGCGCCCGCAGCCGCCCAATACTCGCTCTGCCCCGTACACGGAACGAGATAGCACGCGTCTCCCGCCACGCCGATCATGTAGTCGACCTCCGGCGGTCCATACGCTCGCCCGTTATTCCGCGTTCCGTTGAGGACGTAGTAACCGCCCGCGCCGCCCTTATCATCGCGGTATCGCAGCGTCTTGACCTGGAACGTCCGCCACTCGCCTGTGCCCGGCTCCTTCGCAACGAGATCGTACGATTCCGCCGCGACCGGCTCGGCCACCTCGTAGCCTGCCGCCAGGAGCGCGGTCATGGCGATTAGTTCAGCGTGAGTTCCGATGGTTCCCGTTTCTGACGCCATTCGGTCGCCTCCTTCACGTAATCTTCCGGGTCATACGCGAACCCTATCGCCTGCGTTGACGAAGATTCGCCGCCGACCGCCGCATTGACCGCGACCGTAATATCAACGTCATACTCGCGCTGGGGATCGACCGTGTCCAGGAACGACGCGATATGCTGCGCCGTTTCCGGGAGGTCCTCCGCCTTGGCTGCGTTTATTACCAACGTGATTCTGCGCTCGTGCGCCATACGTCCGCCTCCCCTCCGTTAAAACTGCGGTATGTCTTCGTCAGATTGCGCTGTGCTTTCGCTTGTGGCGTCCGGTTGCGCGGCGACCCCGAGCGACAGACCGAGGATTCCGATGTCGAAGCCCGCGACCACGAGATTCTTGATTTGCTCCGTCTCGTCCGCGAGATAGAGGCAGTCGTCGAACAGGGCGAAGTCGAACGGCTTCTCGCCGCACTTGGCGAAGTTGGCACGCTCGGCGTCCGTCAGGTCTTCGTCCATATCAAGGATAGGCGTGAGTGTGACGGTTGTGTCCGTGGAAGAACCGGATTTGGACAGTTCGAACGCGATCTTGTCGAGTTTCTTCGCGTACTTCTGAATCGCGGCGATGATCGTTTTCGCCTGTTTCGCGGACAGGTCGACTACGATGTCCTCGCCGGTTTCGAGCGACCCGAAGCCCATCAGGTAGCGCGGCTTGCCTTTGAAAAGATACGCAGCGTCCGAGTATTCCTTCGCGGCAGCCTCATCGCCAGCCTCACGCGCCTTTTTTGCAAGCCCGTAATAGTAGTCGGCTGCGCGGTCCCAGACCGTCGGATTTCCGGTGATAAACCCTTTCGCGTTACGTTCCGCTGGCTTTTCGGGCACGAACGTATTCACCTTTTTGAAAATCGAGTAGCCGTAATATTCGGCGGAATCCTCGGCGGACTTCACGCGCACCTTGAGCGTTGTGCCGGACGGGAACGCGACCAGGGCGCTACCGCCTCCGTCTTTTTCCGCCGTTGCGGACGCTACCGCTTCACTACCACGCTTCGTAAAAATACTCATTGTACAACATCGCTCCCTTTACGTAGTGTTTTCGTTACCTTCGTCAATTGCGCTAAATCCGTCAGCTATAATCGCGCAACAACCACGTCATCAGACGGTCGCCGAGCGGACCACCCGGCACTCCGTTTACGCGGAACACCTGGAACATCTTGAACTGCGGCGGCTGGCGGTCGGGGCGGCGGCCCCTACGCGTACGGTTTCGTTGGCTCATCGTTACATCGCGCTCCTTTCGTCATTGTTGGCGGATTTCCGTAATCAGCTCGGACAACGCGTCGTTCCCAGCCTTGGCGAGCGCTTCCGCCGCCTTTGCGAGAAAGCTGTCGGAGACAACGAGCGTATACGTCTTTTCGGTCGGTGGAGTCACGGACAGAACCGTGATTGTACCGGAGGATTCTACCGGTTCGAGTACGGAGTAATACGCCGAAGTACAGAGGTCGTACTCGTCACCGTCATCGTCAATAATCTGCGGGTCGCCAGCGTAATCAAAGCGTTTAATTTCGTAGATTTTCCCTCCCGTCAGTAATGCTGATCCACCCGTGTAGAGAACGAACTTGTCGCCCTCCTTCGCGTGCCGCTCGACCTTTTTGTACGCCTTGCCTTCGTGCATAACGGTTTCCACTCACATCGCTCCCTTTTCGTTTAATCTTCGTTCGGACACCGGATATTCCCGCGTCCGCGAGACGGAAGCAGTGCGTTAAATTGCGGTCGGATAATCCGCTTGCTCTGCCTCCGCCTTGCCGACGCGAGATGACCGGCCGTTTGGCGTTCCTATAGAGATTACCGAACGGCCAGCGCATTCTCGCGCACTTTTTCGTCAGATTGCGATATATGCATTCGCGACTCGCTTCTTCTTTTCGATTAACTGCGCCAGCTCTTCGTCGATTTCGTTAATATACGTGTCGAGCGCGTTAATTCTCGCTTGAAGTGCCATCCTCTTCGCTACACTTCGCGTTGACATTAGCGCCAGCTTGCGCTCGGCCCGTTCGAATTCTAGCGCGGCCTTCTGTAAGGGCAACGCTCTTTTAATGGCGTTGATTCTCCGGTCGAGCTTACGTATCTCTTTCGCAACAACATCACGTACTTTATCCGAGACTACTGGCGGAAACCTCTTTGTGTTGTAGTAGACCGTGCGGATCGTTTTCCGATCAGTACCGACACCTATCGCAACCCCTCGGGCCGCGTACGTATGTCCCTCGTTTGTGTAGCTCCGGATATTCTCGGCCACGACTTCGGATTCAAGAAATCGTTCGTATATCCATTGCGCCGCCTGCTCGCGAGGTATACGAAATCGTTGGACTGCTCGATCTATAGCGTGCTCCTTAATTGTTATCCCGTTGATAACCACGTCGGCACTCCGTTTGATGTCGTTCTCCTGACGCGTTACCCCCGTCACCTTCACGCGGTATCCGGTATGTTCCGTCAGGAACAGGTAGTCTCCGTATTGGTACGTTGTTTCCGTCACTTGAACGGACTTTCGGATTCTTTCGTTGATCCAACTATGCGCGCGGTTGAGTTCGATTCCGACGAGTGCGGCAACGTCCGCCTGAGCCTTCGGCGTAATGCGCAACTTTTCGTTCATGCGATCCTCACCGCCTTAATCGCGAGGTCTGGCGGAAGGTAGTCCGCCGGGTCTTCGTCAATCGCGAAGTCTCCTTCGTAATCGAGAAGCGTGCGGCCGGTTACGTTGTAGAGCGAGTATTTATCCATCGTTTAATCCCTCCATTTATCGGAAATAATTGAAATGTGAGGTTCGGTACAATATAATGACAAAGAGACGTTCTATGACGCAAAGTCCAAGCGACATATAGCGTTCTCAGCAGGCCAAGTAGTCCTGGATGCGTCCGAAACGATTGGCGTCGTATCGGTTGCGTAGCTTGTCCAGCGCTCTACTTACCTTCGAATGGTGCACTCCGAGTTCTTTGGCGAGAGCGGTCGGAGTACTGCACTTTGACAACAAAGCTAAAACCTGAACAGTAAAGTCACTTTGGCCGGTGGCGAGAAAGGAGATCAGTTGGCGCTGGTCTCTTTTCTTTATTACCACTTCTTCGGGAGTTGGCGTATGCTCCCGGTTGAAGTCCTCTGACATCGTCTCGACGTTGGCGTCATCGAGCGATACCGTTTCGTGAATGCGTCCGTGCTTTCGGAGTAGATCGATCTTTCGGCTTTTTAGCCGCGTATAGAACAACCCCGCGAAACTTCCCTTTGATTCTTGATAGTTGGTTACGAGATCGAAAATGACGTCATCGTAAACCGCTTCTACCTCATGAGGATCAATCCCCATTGTTCGAATGTCGTACTGCAGCTTGTCCGAGAGGTGGTCTCTAAGCTTTCGGTAAACCTCCGCAAAAAGTGTTTGACACTTTGTTCGTTGATACTTGCGGATTAATGGCACATGGATATTCAATTGGCATCCTCCTTTTTGGTCGGTCACTTAGATTACCGATGGGGCAACCGAAGTCCGCGCATCTTTTTCCCAATTTTTAAAATAAAAAATGGTAGGAACTTGTCCTACCATAAAATTAACAATCATTGGATTATTTGTAATTCGGTTTTCAGTAGCTTTGTATATGTTTATACGCGATCGCCCTAACTTTTCGACAAAATTTTACAGCGCTTATGCGAGCCGTTTCTTTAGCTCGCGAATGACTATACGTTGCTCATCGGTTAATTGATTACTGCAAATTGGCTCGATCCCAACGAGTGGGATTGCTACCGTCACCAACTCATCCTCGAGTTTGCCTCCGTGCAAACTTAATGCGCTGTGTAGTAAGTAGTTCAGGGCCTCCTGGTATTTTTTATCCTGGATTGACAGAATGCCCTTATTTCTGAGGTGGAGTGCTACCTCATCTTTAAATCGGTAAGCTGTTTCCGCCTGTCCGTCGACCTTGTTTATCAGGTCCTCAGACTGCGCAAGGTACTCCCGCGCGGCAGCATAATTCTCTTCTGTGATCTCCGCAAAACAAAGGTCAGTCAATACGTGAATCCTCGCCTCGTCACAGGGCTCTGTTGTCTCGAGAATCTTATGCCAGTATTCTCGAGCGAGATCGCCGTTCTTCTTTTTCCAGTAAGCTCGGGCTATATTTGACACACATCCAAAATAATACATATCTTTCTCTTGAGGATCACCCGATTCAATGCACTCTTCGTACCGCTTGATCGCGTCGTCATACTCTCTTTGCTGCATCAGAATATTTCCCCAACGAATAAGAAGATACCGCAAGCAACTCTTATCGACATGACTGCGATACTCATAAGCTGATCTCGCTACTGCTTGCGCGTCCGAATAGCGGCCTGAGTAATAGAGCGCTGAGCAATACTGGTAGAGTAATGAGAACAATTCGTTTTTTGGTAGTTTTTTCGGTCGATCAGTCGCTTTGTAAATTTCAACAAGGACTTCAAAGTACATGCTTTCCCTCGAGATTTTGTACATTTTATCTAGCCATTTGAAAATGTCTGCTCGATCCATTACTCGAAGCATCTCTCTTGCAAGCAGCTTCACATTCCCTTTACGTTTTTCTTTAATCCTGCAACACAAGATCAGGAATATTCCGGTTGCAACGTAAGCTTTTGCAGACCGCGCCCCTTTTTTCTTGGAAAGTGAGAAGAGGCGGTACGCGATTTTGTGCACATTCTCTAAGTAGCCTTTTTCCAACCACATGAGGCCTAACGTCTCCAGCTCACTAAGGTCTGTTTGAACACGAAGATACTTGTCTGCTACTGCTTGTATCTCAAAACACAGCACTTGAGCGATATCCAGGAGAGTTTGGAGTTTTGGAACAACCTTCCCTCTCTCTATTTCGCAATAATGCCCTATATTTAACCGAACTGGATCGGCGAAGCAAACATCTTCCTGTCGAAACCCCCGCGCTAGACGTTTCAGCCTAATGAAGTTTCCGAGTGCTTTTCTTGACATGGTGATACCACACCTTTCCATTTAGAGGTCAGTAAAGTAGAATAAGAAAGAACTTTATATATTCTGGGGGAGCGTACGATGCGAATAGTAATCGGACGCTGTCATCTCCTCGAATTACTTAATGATAGGAACCTTTCACAAGCGGAATTTGCTCGACGGATTGACGCCCATCCACAAACGGTTGCTAAATGGGTGAAAAGGGAAGACGTCATGTCTCTCGCCAAAGTCCTCTCAGCGTGCCGCATCTTGAGTTGTTCTATCGATGAACTCTACGAAATTATCGAGGAGAAGACGGACGAGTAGGCGTATGCCTGCTTGTACCCCGATTATAAGCGAATTCGCTTATATTTAATGTAAACGAAATCAATCGCGCCCTGCTAACATATTTATGCAATTTTTCGATACTACCGATCTCATTCGGGTCTTTGTACCTAAACGGATACCCCGCGATTCCAACGTTCATGTACGGAGCCAGCCGCTCGATAACGCTCCGTTTCAACTTCTGTCCGGCCTCGTCATGGTCCGCCATAACGACGACCGTATGTAGCGGACTCTTCCGAATCAACTCCGCCTTCACTTCGCTAAACTCCGATCCACCTACGGCAATGGCCGCAAACCCCGCCGTCCGTACGTAAAGGGCGTCAATCTCCGCTTCCACAAGAACCGCCAGTCCATCGCGTTCCTTGTAAATCCGGTCCATCCCGTACACGATCTCGCGGGTGGGACGGCCGCCCTTTGCGTACCAAAACGTTTTTTCTCCGACTTTCCGGTACTTGACCGTTTCTAGCGTCCCATCCGCTCCGATCCACGGGAACACTACGGCCTTACTTTTCGGACAGTATCCGGTGTGCATTTGGCGCTGCACATCTTCGGATATTCCGCGTTGAGTGAGATACGGGTGGGGCCCGATCAGTCCGTCCAGCATCCGCCAGTCCAACGTTTGGCGTCGTTGGGGAAGACGGAGGGTTCCCGACAGGTCAAGCGTAAGTTCGTCGGGATCGACCGGACCGTCTCCGCCCCATCCGTATCGCAACCGCAGGTATTCGCGGACCTCGCCTTCCGTTTCGTTTCGGAGGAAAGCGAGAAGTTTAACGATACCGCCGCGTGCGTATTCGCCAGTTCCGCCGCTGTCTACCCAATCGCCAGCTCGCGCGCCAGTGGCCGGGTTATCGCGAAGCCATACCATGAATGACGGGTGGCTGTCGTACCGAAACGGGGAGGCTGCGAGTAGCTTGTCCTCCGTCCAGGTGGCGCGGGTCCAGGAGTAGGCGGAGAGTTCGTCACTTATCGAAATCAAATAACCACCCCATTTAAACCAAAATTACTCCTCTTTTAAAATCTTTTTTATAGGCTTTTCTGATGCTAACTTTTCCTCATATTCGGGATTTTTCACTATCATTCCATTTTTGGTTACCGCTGCTAAATCCATCTTAACCTCAAGATCATTAAGTGCTGCCAGAATAATTCCTTGTAAAAACTCTTGCTTCGATAGTTTCAACGCCCGCCGTATATACTCAATCCTCCGATTGTTGTAGGTGCTGAACGTGAGAGAAAATCTCACCTCCTCGGCTTGAACATCGCTTTGGGTTCTCGATACCAACTGGTTCAGGTGCTTTTCTAGGAACTCACTCACATGAACTCTCCTTCCATTGTCTTCCTGAGAAGATAATAACACCATAAAAGAGGATATGCAAGTGATTTTTTGCACCAATTTGGTGTATTTTATAGTCAACACTACCTGCATTATTGACTATAATCAACGGTAATTAAAATTGGAACTGCCCCGCAGCCTCCGCACCCGTCTCCATTTCGCGCACGATCCCGTAATTTGGCAGATACAGCAGCTCAACCGTAGTCCCTTCGCCACCATTCCGCCCTTTCCCGAGCTCGATCACGCCCAGCCCATCGCTCGCGACGGTATCAATTCCGAAAACGTTCGTCGCGTCTTCGAGGACTGCCTTCGTCTTCTTGATTTCGGCCCGCTGCGGCGGACGCAACTCGCGGTGTCCATCGTCGGTTTTCTCGTCCTTTACCTCGTCAGCTTGCGTAATTACGTGGAGGACCGTTCCATACTTGCCCGCCAACCTACGCAATTTCTTCGACGTTTCCGCCGCGTCACCGCCCGTTGTTTTGCTCGTATTCGTTTCGTAGTCCATGTAGTAGAACGGATCGACCAGCACGACATCGGCACCGGTTGCAACAATGTCCGCCTCTAGGTCGCGCACCTTTCGCGAGTCAAAGTCCTGGTCGTCTACGGACCGGATGATGATTGTCCCCGGCATCTCTTCGGCAATCCGCTCCAAAAACGCCTTGAACGCCGCCTCGAACTCTTCCGCAAGCTGCCCTCGTAATAGCGCCAGATTATCGAAGCCAGCTTTCTGAATCACGCCATCTATCTCGGCGTCACAAACGCCAAGGCGTGCGGAGATCGACGTATAGGCCCGCGCCATCCACTCGTAACGCGACATTTCCATGATCCACGCGAGAACAACTGCGCCCTGGAACGCGGCCTCGATAACTTCCTCCGCTGTGATAACGGACTTGCCCCGGCCTGATCGCGCGTACCACGTATACATACTACCGGACAGGTAGCCGCCAATCTCGCGGTTAATGGTCGGAAACTTGCTCCGCCATATCTTGAACGAACGCCCCTCTTTGCGCTTCCGATACTCGTCGAGGAAGGCGACCGTATCCCGTTTAATATCCGTGCCCACCTTCGTTCGGCTGGCGGTCCCGGCTTCGATCTCACCGAGTTTCCCTCGGACCCACTCCGCGAACTCCTCCGGCTTCATGGTCGTATATTTCTCGCTGAACTCCCGGCTGGTGAAAAACGCGTGCTGCCGGTATTTGGCCGCGCCCTCCTTGACCTTCCGCGCCAGCCACTCGAACGAATCGGCCACGTCCGGCCTGTACGTAAAGCCCGCAACCTCGGCCGCGACCGTTCGATAGTCCGGGGCCTGGCCGTTGGCTTCCGCATAGTCGCGGATAAACCGGTAGGCCCGGCGTTCTGGCTCCGTGAGGAAGTGGTCCTCACGGATGTCGTGGCGGATGAGGGCGGCCGGGTCGTTTGCGTCGATGACTTTCGATAAAAGCGATTCTCCGTATGCCATTCGGGTCACCTCCGTTAATGTACGTTAACAAAATGATCATACTTTACGGAACGTTTGTTCTCTTTTTTGTACAAGTACATTGTACTTCCGTTGGTACATTTTTGCAACATTCGACAAAAAATTCCGCCATTCGAACTACTTCCTCGTCAAATACCACGCGAGATAATGCCGGTCCCACAGACGTCGTGCTCTCGCTTCCATCCGTGCAGCCCTCCGCAACTGCCAGCCGTGATAGCGTTCGCGAACCCACCGGATCATTCCGTCACACCCCCGCGAACCAGCAGAGTATCGTACCATTCCGTCAGCTTCATTTCGCAGAAAGCGTAACGCCCTTCGCTCAATCTTCCGCGATAGAAACGATCCTCCAACGCCTTGTCGTACTCATTGATCGCGTGCTCGCAGAACGCAAACTCTTCGGCGGACAATTCCGGCTTTGGCGTGCGGCGGCGGGTGCGTTTCGGTTGTGTCATCGCGATTCCTCCTCAATGTATCGGTATTGGCGACCAATCCATCGGACTACCTGTTAATAGCGAAATTAATCCGCGCCAAATTAATACCGGCAATGCTATCGGATTTCCCCCAGCGTAAATAATGACGAACTCTAATACGAGTAATCCGAGCGCAAGGGTATTGAGAATTGACATTACTTGACGCATCAAAAAGCGTATCACTTCCGCATCCCCCTTTTTGATTCGCCAACAAACGGAACCACCGCGCACTGATCCCGGACCCGATCCGCCAGCCGCGCGTCAAACACCTGCGCCAGCTCGTCGATTGTGACGTTCGAAGTGTACACGGTCGGCTTGCGCTCGGTGACCCTCGCATTAATGATCGCGTGCAGGTCACCACGAAACGCTTCGGTCGCCTCCCGTACGCCAACATCGTCGAGCACCGCAAATGGTGCGGACTTGGCGGCCTCCATGGCGCGATAGTACGCCGCCGACGCTGGTCCTGCGATGTGGTCCGGCACACGCGGCCGGTTGAACGCGTTAAATTGCGTCTGCCATTCGTTCACGTCCAGGAAGTACACCGGCCGTTCAAGCGGTCGCCTATTCCGTTGAAGGCTGCCGATATAATGGCGGACTAGGTACGTATTGGCAATCGCTGCGGCTGTCGTCGTCTTGCCGGTGCCGGTCGCGGCCGAGTACAGGTATAGCGATTTTATCCGGTCGGCGGGATCGTCCGAGAACATCCGGTCGAACGTCTCGATGTACATGTCGACCTTCCGGTATGCGTCCGCCTGGTCCGCGCGAGCGACCGAGGATGCGACCGTCACGTTGCGGTAGTCGGCCGGGATGCTCGCGGCGGCTACGCGTCCGCCCGTTCCGCTGGCTCCGTGGAGGGCGATGAAGTGCGGGCAAAGGCGGGTGCAGACGGCAGGGTCGGTGGACGTCCGGCAGGGTTCGCGTAGGATGCAGGCGGCTGCGTTGGTTTGCGGTGTTGTAGCGGTCAAATCGCGTTCACCTCCACTATCCAAAAGTAATGTTCTGTTAAGTTCTTGTAACAGTGAACTCCCAAATGCACTCATTCACACCGTTTGCTGGTGCAATATCTTTAATGTTTGCTCTCGTAAATACCTTTCCTTTATGGCATCCTTCAACGCATTTTGCTTCGTACTCCAAGTCTAAAGCTATGCATTTCATATGGTATTCCAGTAATACCTTTGTGTCTATCAACTCAATTTTACCCACTCACATCGTGCCCCCTAAAGTTTTATTAGTTTTGATCTTCCTTTGGATTTGCTCTCCAAGGAATGTTTTTTGTTCGTTTTGTGTAACCACATGTATAACAATCATAACAGCGTTTTCCTTTTAATGCTTGATATCTACCACAAGCATTGCAATACCCCAGATTAAAAGTAAAATTCATACTTTATACACCCCTCTCTTAACAAATCGATTGTTTTGTAAAACAGTCATGTTCAGTCTTCTTCAAATTCAGTGTCAACACCATCATCCCTGAGAAAATCGCTTAAAATCTCTAAATCGCCACTAGCGACAACCATTTCCCAGGCTTCCCCTTCATAGCCGAATTCCTCAGCAAGCGTAGTGATAGCACGATCGAATCGTGTAAATTCGTACTCACCGCAATTAACAACCAATTTCATCACTTTCATCCTCTCCGGTTTCGATTGGTTTGTTTATGACCTATCCTTGGTAAGAGTACGACTCTTGCACCATCTCAAAATATTCATCTGGCAGCACATCTTTTGCCACCTGACACCAATAGCCCAAATCCCGAACAGCTTCTGCCAGCTCATCGATCGCATGCTGCTCTTCGATCTCCTTCCCGTCTAAAAACCATTTGCCAGTGTCGTTTCTTTCCAGCATGTGCGCATCCTTTTTATGCAGGCATACTTTAATTGGCTTCATCGTTCTTACCTCCCCATTTAACAAATCGTGTGTTTTGTTAAGCGTATGAGCCTCGAAAATCACCATCAGGTTCAGCTTTCGCCATAACATCGTCAAGTGAGCATTTAGCATTTTCGCAACACCAATACTTGAATGAATCGTAATAACCCACATATTCGACTAGTTTCATTTTCACACCACAAGAACAAATTGGTCTTTTCTCAAATTTCACTCTCATGTCGAACCTCCATTTATCTAAATTACCGATTTGTTAAATCAGTCTCTTTGTCGCGCTTCTCTCCGCCACTTTAAACCAAGAGGATCGTCAGCGGCTGCCTCAATTCGCTCATAGTCAGATTCAGTGCCCCATTGCATCACGGCTGTCTCAGTTTCATTTTTGTACCCGAAAAAACCAACAGATCTCCAATCTTTGAATTGTTCGGTTAATCCTCGCTCCATGCACCATGCTTTGAACATTTCCGCTAGGAATACGTTGCTATTTGTCCGAAAAGCCTTTACAGGCCTTCCGTTAACAATTGCTATACCCACCATATTGACGATCCTCCCGATAACTATTTAGTTGAGGCGATCATTTATGAAATCAGCAACCTCGAAGTCCTCACCTTCGAAAACTCTCTTCCCGTCTTGAATAACCTCAAATGTATCCATATTTCTTCTTTTTACAGTAAACTCCCCAAATTTCTTTTCCTCATTTTCAATAACGAAAATATCCATATCTGTGACCTTCATGCTCTTCCCCCTTTTCAAATTACACATTGTGTTATGTCAAACTCATTGACTATAAGTTCCAATTACACCAAAATGGTAATATGCGTTACTAAGGAGAGGATCCCATGCCCTTATTCTTTGGAGTATCGTTTATAGTTCTTGCGGCGATTGGCAAGGTGCCTTCAACAAATCTACTCTGCTTATTGATTGCGGCACTATTATTGATTGCCCGTGAATTTATTACAAGAACGAAGATTTCGGATTCCTTGCTGTTCTTCGTTGTTTTCAGTGTTGTTGTTCTACCGCTTTTTAATTTTTGGAAAGATGTAAATCTACCGGACGTTCAACCGACTGTATTATTAACTATGTTTGGGGTCGTTCTCGTGTTGACCGGGTTTAAGACGCACCTACACCGACAGTAACTCGTCACAACCACCCCGCCAGCTCCTCCGCACTCGGAGCGTCAACCACCGCCCGCCCCCGTTCCTTTTCCCGCGCCACCTCCGCCAACACTTTCGGCAGCACGCGGCCCTTCATATACACAGACATAAACGTAAAGTTGATGCCGGGGTACTCGCGCGTCGGCCGGTACTCGCGGAAGCACGCGTCAATAAACCGGCGCACCACCTCCGTTCCATGTTCGCCCACCATCCGCTTTATCTCGCCTTGTTCCCGCCTCCATCCGCCGCGTCCGGGCACGTAGTCGATTCCGTACAGCTCGCGGTGGCGGTCGCGGAGGTACTCCGTAAACGTCAGCGTGTTCCAGTCCGAGAGCTCCCGTTCGCGCCAGGCTTTGGCGGGCGGGAGGCGGCGTTTAGTCGCGTGTGTCATCGGAACCCTCCCCTGTTAACGCCCGCAGCGCAATCCGACGAGCAGACGTGGAATATATGGTTGGAACGAGGGTGATCGCGGATAGTGCCGACCGCAACCGTTTGACCTCCGCCTCCAATTCCGCCACGCGGTCGTTCGCCTTCTGTCCGTGTTCCGCAACGCGTTTGCCGCGCGCCGCCATACTCCGCGTCGAGTCCGGCAATCGGTCGTCGTTCATCTCACGGTCAAAATGCGCGATTACACGTTTCCAGTACGTTGTGTTATCGTTGGTCACTGGCGAGCACCTCCTTTGGCGGACATTTGACGTCGCGAACCTTTCCGTGGAATATCGTTTGTAGCCGGACCTTTGCGGCTTTGACCGCTCGAGTTCGTGACAATTCCTCCTCGTAGAGCGCTAATAGCTTACAAATTACCGCGTCTATTTCACCTTCTAATTCCGTAACTTTGGTGTCCTTAATCACAACAACCTGAACAGTTTTCCATCCGTACCACTTCCGTGTCTGCAACCTGGCTTCGAAGTCGTACCACGCGAAGGACGATTCTGGCTCCGAAATTACAACGCGCATCCCAGTCGGCAGGTAAACGTGAATGTCGTCCACTACTCGGCCGCCTCCCTCAATATCCGAACCACCGATTTTAGGGCGTCCTCATAAACTCCCCATTCGGAGCTTTCGAGTGCCTCGTCAATGACACGTTTCAAACGCGCAACCTCCGCTTCGGCCACCAATGCACGCTCTATCGCGTGAGGCCATCCGGCGCGGGCTTCGGCGATGAACCGGGCGTCCGCTTCCTCCGCGCAGTCGGCTACGATTACCCCACCGCCCCAAGACGGTACCTCCATAGCTTCAACGAGCGGTCTGCGCGTCTCAACATCGTAATCAAGCGTCCAAGGCCCGACCGTAGCCGCACCACATATCGCCAAGTCGACGTGTAAGTCGCGTTTGTTTTCGCTCATCGCGCCAACACCTCCATGATTTCGCGGATTGCGTAGTATTCCGGGTTGATAATGTGTCTGACTCCTGCACCGCACGCAAGCAAGCACAGCAGGAATGCCCCGCATCCGGTAATAAATGCGTTAGCGGAAAAGTTCTCGTAATCATTGCGCGTTGCCCAGGATGCGATCCCACAAAGCAGGACGATTAACAGGAGCCCCACAGCAAGCACCACATAAGTCCAACCCTCCGCCACCTGCTGACGTACGAGTACGCCATATACGTGTTCTGCCGCGACTCCGAGCTTGGCCGCCATCTGTTCGAGGTATTGCGTGAGTTTATCCGTTGTCATTGCGTATCGCCTCCGTTATCTAACGCCTGTCGCGCCATAATTCGTAATACCTCGTAACCTTCCGCTTCGAGCCCGTATGGCGCTTCGTAGGTCGCCATTTCGGCGAGTGCCGTGCGCAACCGCTCAACCTCCGCCAGCAACTTCGGAATGTCCTCGCGAGCGTGAGCGATGAATTCGGCGTCCTCTACCGTATGAATTAACGACCTGTCTAACCGATCCTGTACGTCAAAAATCGGGAATCCTCCGATGTTGTCCGGGACCACGCGCCACGGACCCGGCGTCGCCTTTTCCGCACGCTCTCGGGTCGCGGCGATTTCTTCCGGCGTCAAATGTTTTACTGTCGCGGTCATTTCGTTACCTCCTCGTATTGTTTCGGTGGGATTGCGAGAAAACAATGGAAATCATCGCAATAAAACGAACGGTCCGTTTCTTCGCCAGTTTTCGCACACACCCCGTCATACTCTCCGGTTATCTCGTGCCCATCGCGGAAATAGACGCAGAAATCACAGACTGCGTGGCAATCGTCGTTACACGTTATCAAACCGAAACACCTCCGTTTACCCCTTATTACTCCGTGATTTCTCGCAGCAACATTCCGTCGGGTACTCTTTATCCCGGCGCGATTGTTCCGTTGAGTCTTCGCCTATTCGCTAGGGCGTTTTGAACGTAATCTTGCGGCAATTTCGGCGCGTTGCTCGTCCGTCAGCTCACGCGGTTTTGGTTTCGTGACAATACGGACTTGTTTCGCGGTTAGCGTGGCGCGGACTGCCAACGGCTCGCCCGATTCTGGGTGATCCAGTACGCTGTAGTCCGGCGCGATTGCGATGATTCTTCGGACGTGGGCGGGAACGCAGCTATACGCAGTCCATTCGTTGGTTTCGCGGTCGAACGTGAGTACCGTCTCTTGTTCGTTGCGTGGGTATGTCGGCATACTATCGAGCCTCCTCCATGACACGAGCGTTGTGGGCTAACGCATCGCGAGCGTCTTGATACGTGAACGTCCGAATCTCACTATCGCGCATGACGACGGCGTTTCCGGTGCGTCCGCGATTCTTATACCATGTCATTACGATATATCCGGCGTCGTCGCCTTCGAACGGGACGAATCCGATTGAGCACGGACCCATATCGTCTCTGTGCGTATGACCTTGTGCCTCCGCAATATTGCGTAAAGCGTTCATGGTCGCGCAATTCCAGTTATCGGGCGAGAACGTCTCCCTTTCGAATGCACAGCGCGGATCATCGCCTGACCACGGCTTTCCGCGTTCGACGCATAGTTTGCACGGCATGTTATCGTACTCCTTTCGTGTTATTGGCGGCATATGCGTAGAGCAAGCGTATTTTGGTGGCGCGGGATAGGGTGCGCCAGGTTCCGGTGCGGATTCGCATGGTGGCGGGCTCCTTTCGGTTTAATCGCGGGTTAACGTCATGCTTTCGAGCGCCTCTTCGCTATACGCCGCGATTACGTTGGAGGGCATGAGCGGTGCGCCTTCGGGTACGAACAGGACTCCGTATCCCTCGCGGTAGTGGGCGTCGGTGCGGACGCCGAGCGTGCGGTGGATGGCGGCTTGGATGACGATGAGGGCTTCGGTGTGGTCGCGCATAGGTACCGTGGTCCTTTCGTTAGGATGCGAGGTCCCGGAATAAATCCATGACCGCTCTCACGAGCCAAGGCTCCGCCTGCTTACGTTTAAGTACACGAGAGAAAAGTTCGCGAGTAAAGGCATCGCTTTGCAGAGCGGCGATTTTTACGCTCTTTTCCGCATCCATCTTCGCAAACATACGGTATTCGTCGATAAGATCGGTCCTACGCGTGAAATACGGGTCGATCTCGCTTACTTCTTGAAGGCAACCGGAAAGGTCGATTGTTTCCGCAATTTGCGAGAGCGCGAGCGTGTCGTCATGGTCGATGCCGAGTTTCGTCATGATCGTTCGGAAAGAGCTTTCTTTTTTGACATACCGTTTCATGATGGCGATGTCGATCTTTCGCGCGGAATCTGCGTCCATCTTCATTCCACCAATACGACTGTAATAGGCGGCTTCAATGAGCGCGGCCTCCATCATTGACGTAGAAAAGTCTTTTTCGGACTTTCCTCTTCGCTTGAGCAACTCCCTCAGTCCAGGGTAGTTTTCGTATGCGAATTTTGCGGAGGCAACGCCGCGTTCCGCCGCTGTGTAAACATTCATCTTATCGAGAGACCCTTCTTCGTGAGCGAAGTCTTGCGCCCAAAGGTTCGGTCGGAACACGTAGATGAGTTCTTTATGAGAGTCTTTAATAATTCCGTTATCACGAAAAGCAAGCGTGACGAACGGCTTCTCTTCGGCCAGCTCCGCAGCGTGCTTAATTGCGGTCGCCTGGAACCTCGCATCACTCAGTTTGTCGTTCTTGGCAACCAATTGTGTGAATTCGGAAAATACACGTTTCCCAACACGTCGTTTCAAACCATCAAAGTTAGTTGTCATTCCTACTCCTCCTCATTTTTATTGGATTCTTTCGCCTTTTTGAAAACCTCTAAACAAAGTGACAACATCGCCGACTTGTCCGAATCATCCGCGTACCTATCGAGCAGAATAAGAGCCCCCTCAACGAAAGATTCCAGTTGAGTTAGATACGCTTTCCTCGCGCCCTCGCCAGCCGAACCGACGAGTCTGTACGTTGACACCAACGCTGTTGTAGCGTCAAACACGTATTTTCGCGCGGAGATCACAGCGCTGTCCGTATCGGGCAAATCATCGCTGCCCTCGTCACTAGGCGCAGATTCCTCGACTGCACGCGCCTCTTCCTCGATCTCCGCGATGCGTTCGTCGTGCCTTTTGCGCTTTTCCTCCGGCTGGATTCCGGCGGCTATCGCTTCATCGCGTTTCATTTCGGCGTAGACCGTACCGATCCGCACCTCCTTCCCGGTTTCGTCGTAGCCGTTGAATAGGCGTTGGTATAGGTCGGGGCGCTTGCGTTTGACTTCAATAGCCTGCTCTATTGCTCGTTGCGAAACCTGCGCTCTATCTGCTATAATGGCGGACGTCTTCAAACCTGAGCGCATTTTTGCGCTAAGGTTTTTTCGTTTACCTCTACCGCCTTCGTAACCACCCTCAATTTGTTTCCGCTCTGCCTCCTCAAACAACCCTTCGGCTTCCGCTCGATTTATCTCAATACACACCCGTTGTCCAACAGTCAGCGAATCACGCCCGAGTTTATCGGCAATAATGCGGTCTTTTACCTGGTTGTCAGTAAGTTCCTCGTATATCACAGCTACCTCGGCCAGCCCTAATTCACGCGCAGCTCGGAGCCGATGTTTACCATTGAATACGCGACCGTCAGCAAGAGCGAAAATCGGGTACTGTATCCCCTCTCGCGCCACCTTGTCAAACCATGCTTGCCAGCGCGCCTCGCTCATCCACGGGGACAGCCTCTCTTGCAACTCGTGCTCCCTTAGTTCAGTTATCCTTACATATTGTATCGCGCCCATATCACCTACCTCCTTGAGTATCTTTTTTATATGACTGACTTCGCGAACGACAGTGAGCGATATCTTTTATCTAGTTTAAAGATGGTTATTGTTTAAAGATGGTTATTGTTAGTGTCAAGGAGAGCCGTATACGGATAGACCCGTGTCGGCTCCGCTTGACATGGCTTCCGCCTCCCCGTTGAAAATCGCGAGCTGGCTGACCGGCAGCACCGTATACCGCGTATTATCAAACCGCTGACTCCCGTCCTCCCTCCCTCTTGTCGCGTGCACCAACGGACGCCCCCGCCACCTGTACGCAAGCAACGATTTTATCCGGGCCGCCGCCGTCTGCCGGGATACTCCGAGCCTCCTCGCGATGTGTTCTTGCGACGGGTAGCAATCGCCGTTTGCGTCCATGAACGAGGCGAGCACGCAGAGCGTCTGCCACCTTTCCGCGCCCATGTCCGCGATCAGACCGGAGATGGCGGCGTCTACGTACATTTTTACGAAGATACGCGTTTCTCGGCGTCCAGTGGTGACGGAGTATTCCGATTGGGTTTCGACTGATACGAGATTTTGCTCAGCGGACAAGTTATCGCCTCCTTTTCGGTACGTACTCGCGTATCACGTATTTACCGATCTCGCGCCGGACTAGGTCGTCAAACTCCGCTTGGCTCGGGAATATACGTAATTCCGATTGAACGTAATCCTTCGCCATGTTTTCGAGTGCCATGAGCGCCTGTTTGCGGGTCGGGTACGTACGCTTCATTTTGTTGCGAAAGAAAAGAACGAAAAGTGATTCGGACATTTACGGAGTCACCTCCCTTTTCTGCTTTTACTCTTCTTAACGCACTAATCAGAGAACTGTACAACTCTATTTGAAATATTTTCGTGCTCAACTAGATTGCCGATAGATTCGACCGTTATCGCGCACTTTTTTTCAAGATTTTTTCATCCTCAATGAGATTACCAGTCGGGTCGGGAGATTCCGCGCACTTCCGGACAAAAAAAATAACGCCAGCCCCGAAGGACTAGCGTATAATTTTCCGTTCCTTATTCAGTTTTCCAGTAATCTCGTTCATAGGCGAATATTGCTCATGCTGGTGCTTGATCGACGCCTTTGATAGATGAGTGTACCGCATGACCATTCGCAAATCGGAGTGCCCGAGGATAAGTTGTAGATGACGGATGTCACCGCCTGCCTCCAGGAACATTGTCGCTGCCGTGTGTCGGAAAAGGTGCGGATGCACCCGGATTGGGATACCCGCCTGTCTCGCGTAGTCTTTCAAGCGGTGACGAAATTGTCCGTCACGCAACCGTTCCCCATAGTTCGCGAGAAAGACATAGTCCGACTCAAAGTCGGAATTCTCTTTTATTAACTCTTGAATCAACTTTACAGTCTGTCGCTTGAGCGGCACCGTGCGTGACTTTCTGTTCTTTGATTCCTCCGCTCGTACCGTAATCATGCCCAAATCAAAGTCAATATCCGTCCGCCTCAAAGACAGTGCTTCATTAATACGAAGGAATCCATCAAGCAATACGTTCATAACCACATAATCACGGAATCCGCTGTACCTCCGTTGATTTGGCGCGGCCAGGAGTTTTCTCAACTGCTCGACCGACATAATGTGAATCTCGTTCTCGTTCTCTTCAACGGGCTTTACGCCGTCAAACGGATTTGTGTCGATCAGTTCTTCTTCCGCGAGATACCGGAACATCGTCCGCATTGTTTTCAGCCGCGTATTCACGGAGGAGGCAGTAATCCCCACGGTCTGCTCCGCCTCCGACTTGAACTTGTGCCCGTCAAACCGAACCTTCTCGTTCAGATTCCATACGATATACTCGCGGATAAAGTCCGGAGTCACCAGTCGAACGTCCCTCCCGTAACCACGCAAATCCATGTACTCGACGAAGAATCCGTAATTTTCCCGGTAACTTTCTAGCGTGCGTTCCTTCCTCCCCTCCGCGACCTTTGCGTGATAGAACCGCTCGAATAGCGCATCTAATGAATTATCGGACGCGACCGAGAATCTTTCCGTTTTCTGACGCCGTCCCTTACGCTTGTCCAAAGCGCCCATAAATCAAAAACGCCCCTTTCCGTTTGTTACGGAATAGGAGCGTATGGGTTCACGGCCAGTCCCCGTTTAACCTTACGTGACCACCGACACCTTGCGAAATCTAGGAGCGACACCTTGCGTTACAGTCTCCGGTACGTCCATCGGTCAGTCAATCGGGTTAAAACGTTGATATAGCGCGGTTTTTACGGTATGGTGATCCGGACTGGGTTCGAACCAGCGACCCCCACCCTGTCAAGATGGTGCTCTCCCAACTGAGCTACCGGATCATGGGATATTTGCTATTGTGACTTCACCACATACGTTCAATGGTGGGCCCTGTAGGACTCGAACCTACGACCAATCGGTTATGAGCCGACCGCTCTGACCAACTGAGCTAAGGGCCCGAATCGTACCGGACGTCGATCACATGTTTTAATATACAGGATTTCTTTTCCGATTTCAAGAGGAAAAACAAAATTTCTTTTAAAAAATTTTACCACCATCAAAAACCCTGCAAAATCAAGGAGCATCCCGATAGGGATGCCCCTTCACTCCACCTATCAACCAGGCACAACTAAAGGTCACCCAGCCTCATCCACAGCCTTGCCTTCCACTCGAATCTGCCCCGCAGCCAGCACCTCCGACTGCTCCTGCTCATCTCTCAACCGATGAGCCATCCGGCTTGAGGCATTCGCCGCCACGCTCGCGACCAAATCATCCAGGAACGTATGCACTTTTCCACCGGATGTCTTCGTATCCAGCCGCTTGATCACGCCAATCTTATGCTTATCCAAATGTCCAAACGTCGTTACCGCAATGCTCCCGTACCCGAACACCGAACCGAGCGCCAAGGTTTCGTCGCAGCCAAACAAGCCTTCATCCGAGGCGATAATCGACTGCAGCGGCTCGGACAATAGGCCCTTTTCCGCCAATGTATCCAGCTCAATGCCCACGAGGATGGCATGCTGCATTTCCCTTTTCTCCAGAACAGCCTTTACGCTCTCGATGCACGGTTCCATGGTCAGGTCAGGATGATAGGGCGATTGCATCAAATATACGATCTCCGCGATATCCTCTACGCGCACACCGCGCTCTGCCAAACGATCCAATGCGGCTTTTCTGACTTCGCTGCTGTGTACCTGCTTCTTCAT